TTAACGTGCTGATCGAATTCGTTTTTTCAGATCAGTCCGCTGACCCTGTGCCGGCTTTTGTGCTTCGATCGGCTTGCCGGTAGCCGCGTCGATCTCCTGCGCGATCAGGGCGCCCTCCCCTGTGCCGGGATTTGTGCCGGCCCCGTGCGCGGCCGTCCGCCTGGCCTCGACCTCGAGGAACGCATAGGCCCGCTCGGTTTGGACCACGCTGCGGTGGCCGAGCTGGTCGCGCACCATCTCCAGCGACCACTTCTCTTCTTGGAGTAGGCGGCAGCCGTGGGTGCGGCGTAGATCATGCCAGCGTAGCGCCCTCACCTTCCCGCGGCCGGCCGCGTTCCGAAGCCCCCGGTCGAGGTGGTTGAACCGCTCGCCGTCGTTGCGCTCCGGCCGCGCAATCGCTGCCGCTCGGCGCGGGCCGCGCTTCGTCGTCGCCGCGCCATGGTGGAAGACGTAGGGGCTGGTCAAATGCCGCGGCATCCGGGCGAGCACGTCGAGCGCAGGCTGCAGTAGGATCACCGTGCGCTCGCGCTTGCCCTTCGCAGTTTCGGCCGAGACGGTGAGTTGCTTTTGCGCCAAGTCGATCTGAGGCCAGGTGAGCGAGAACTGCTCCTCCTGGCGCAGGCCGGTGTAGATCGCGAACAGGATGGCGTCGCGTACGTAGGGCACCGACGATTCGAGCAATCGCGCCTCCTCGGCACGGCTGAGATACCGGGTGCGCGGCGGCGCTTCTCGCAGGCCGCGCTTGGCCCGCTGCTTGAGGAACGGGATCACCGGGTTGATGTCGGCCCACTCGTTCTCGATCGCGAAGCCGAAGATTGTCGACAGGCAGGCGAGGTCGCGCCGGACCGTCGGCGCCGACGCGCCGGCCGTGCGCCGGGCGGTCTCGAAGTCCTTCAGGTCCTTGGCGCGCAGGTCGAGAAGCAGCCTGCCTTTGAAGTGCTCGTTCAGCCAGTTGATCGACACGCCGTAGCGGCGGAGCGTGCTTGGGCGCAGCGACGGGCCATGCTCGGTGATGAATGCCGCGATGACGGCATTCAAGGTCAGCCGCGGCTTCCCGCCCCACGCTTGGGTCTCGAGGTCGGCGAGCCAGACTGCAAGACGTTGGCGAGCAACGCTCTCAGATCGTGTTCCGAGGGATTCGCGGATGTCCTGGCCGTTCTTCTGGATACGGCCCCACCACGTTTTGCCGCGGAGGTAGATGTCGGCCATTCTGGCACCGTCCTCGTCGAAGCATCCCACCACTGACGCACGGCACGCAGATCGAAAACCCAAGATGATCGCGGACCGAATGGCTGTCGAGCACCCGGGATTCTTCCAGCCGCAGCTTGTCGAATCCAGTGTCGTTCCGTGAAGCCAAATTCACGAACTAAATCGGCAGCGCTTGCGAGAAGTTCACGCGCCATCGCCCCCTCCCCGCTTTTTCAGCCTTGTGCCTTCGCACGGATCAGATCTGCCATCACGTCGTGCGCCGCATTCGGCCGACGAGGATGATGCTCGTGAACGAGCCGCTTACCGGTCACGATCGCGCCTCCGGCATGCCGTTGAGCTCGACGCCATCGAGGTGGCGGCAGCGGCATGGTTCGGGCGAGACATCATGCGTCGGCCTCTTCACGTACGCGGGCCGCGGTGCCGTCGCGATGCCCGGCCCGCCAGGTGGCGTACCGGGCCGGATCCGCCTTGATCTCCTCGCTGAGGCACTTCTTGGTGCCGGCCTCGCCGTCGCGGAATCCACGGTCGTAGTCCGGATGCGACGGGTCGATGGTGGTCTTGTCCTGCGCCGCCCCGTCGGCCGCCCCCGATGCCGCCTCCGGCACCGGATTGGACCGATCGGGCTCGGCCTCGGCGCCCTCACCTGCGGTATCTCCGGTTTCGCCGGAATCGGGGTTCGCGGCCTCCGTCTTCCCGGCAGCGACCTGCGGGCCGGCCTGCGTGTCGCCATCGTTGAGCGGGTCGGAGACCTTGTCGAACGCCTTGCCGGCCTGCGCGGCGCGGTTGATGAACAGGCTCTCGACCGTCTCCTCTCCGTTCTTGATCGCCTGGAACATGCCGATCAGGGTCGGGATGTGCTCCAGCGTGATCTCGTCCTCGCCGACGACGCCGAGCGCGGCGAAGATCTGTTCGGGCTTCACGCCCCAGGTGCCGAATGCCTTGATCGATCCGGCCCGACGTTCGGCGAGCGTCTTCACGTCGCCCTTCACCACGCCCTCGGCCGCCTCGTAGGCGCGGCGCCAGATGCCCTTCGGCACCCCGGCCAGGATGGCGTTGCGGCGTGCGATCGACGACGCCGCGTTGCCGGTGACGACGATCATGTCGTCGTTCAGGAGCCGGCCTTGACGGTCGCTGATGCGGTGGCGGACCGTCGCCTTCACGGCGGCGTTCGTCTCCAGATCGTGGAAGACCGCTTCGGCCACGATCACCTTCTCGCGGCGATCGACCTCGATCACCCGGGTCGCGACCCGGTTGTTCCCCCATTGCTGCGCCACGATCTCGGCCAGCCGGATCGATGGGCCACGGATCGGCCTGCCGCCGCGCGGCAGGGCGTAGATGCATTCCTGGGCCGCCTGGTCGTCGAGGGTCGCCAGCGAGTTGATGTTCTTGCTCGCCCGGGTGACCGAGCGCGGATACCGGCGCGCGGTCTCAACCTGCGCGGTGATCTCAGCCTTCGACATCGCGGCAATCGTGCCGCTGTCCAGCGCGGCCAGCGCGCCGGGCTCCAGAACCTCTCCGTCCTGCGTGATGATCTCGCCGTCCATGATGCTGTCTCCGGGTTGGGTTCGGGCGGGACGCGGCCGCGGCTCAAGCCGCGCCGAACCACCGAGGCAGGTGATCGAGCTCGATCTCCTCGAGCGGCTGATGGGTGATCCAGGGCGCGGAGACTCCGTGCGCGCGGCGGGCGCCGACGTAGTTCTCCAGGGCGCGGCGGACGTATTCGGCGCCGATGTCCAGCACCGGGTTGCCCGGCGACATGACCCCGCCCCAGGTGAGCGGCGCGCCGACCGACGCCCAGAAGATGAAGACGAAGGCGTATTGCTCGGCGGCTGCGACCCGGGCGAGCCAGGCCGGGTCGTGATCCCCGAACACCCGCCCCTCGGCCACGAGCGCGGCCAGCCGGGTACGGCCCTGCAGGTAGGCGGCGGCCTGGGTCGGGTAATTCCACTCGCCCAGCGCGCGCCGACACGAGGCGACGAACGGCAGACCGTCGCGCGGGCGGGTGGATTTCAGGTCGACCACGGCGCGGGGTTTCAGGTAGTCGAACCGGGCCTTCCGGCGCACCGGCTCGCCGTCGACCGTCTCGGTCCAGAAGACCGAGACCTCGGGCAGGCCGCCGTGGAAGGATCCGGCGAGATGCGGGTTGTCGAGCACCGCGCCGCCGGCCTGGACGATCCGGTCGAAATCCGCCCCCTTGAGCAGGGTCCGGCCGGCCTCCGCAGCCTCCCTGAGCAGGTGATCGAGGATCCGGGGCGGCTCGACGCCATCGGTTTCGCACAGCGCGCGGATCAGCTCGACGCGCGCGGCCTTCGTCGCCGGTGCCTTCTCGCCGTGATCCTTCAGCCAAGCGCCGAGCTGGTCGGCAGTGACGAGGAGGTCATCGCTCTCGGGATGGCGCTTGAACCGCGCGTGGAAGGCCTGCGGGCCCTCCAGCACGAACTTGTGCACCGCCCGGCCGACGATCCGGTGCGCCGCCTCCTCGACCTCCTCGGGCCTGCCGGGATTGAGCGCGGAGCCGAACCAGTAGGCCGCCGGCTCGGCCGCGAGCTGCTTCAGGTCGGTCGAGCCGAGGGCCGGATCCGCGTGGTACACCGCCTCGTCGAGACCGAAATGGATTCCGTCCGATATCTCGCCTACGGAAGCGAGGCTGGCAGGGGCGACCGCGTCCATGGCGCTCACTCCCCTGCCTCGGCTAGCCCGCCGGCCTGTTCCGCGAACCGCGCGCTCTCGGCCTGCGCTGCCGCGAGGTGCGCCGGATCGAGCCGGTCCTCGACGGCCGGGAAGCCGCAGAGCCGGTTCAGCGCCAGGGCCGCGATCTCGGCTGCCTCCCGGCGCGCCGGCGCGCCCAGGATCTCGGGCGAGATCATCGCGAGCATGTGGCCGTCGCGGTCGTCGACGACGCCGGAGGTCGTGAGGCTGGATCGGTACGGCCCTGGCCTGCCCAGAAGTGTCAGGCGGCGCGCGAACGTGTTGGGGGTCTGCACGGGCAGCTCATGGGTGGCGGGGACGATCATGGTCGGCGCTCCAGCGCGCGGGCGCGGCGGGCGCGGATCGCGTGCCCCTCGCGGATGTCGATGACCGAGGCGGGCAGGTGCCGCGGCGGCGTGAGCGCGTCGGCCCAGAACCGGAAACCGGCGGCCCAGGCGCTGAACCAGAGCGCGAGCGGGATCACGGGCGCCTCCCGGCGGCCAGCGCCCGGTTCTCGGCGTCCATCCGCTCGCGCGTCCGGGCGTGCGCCTCGTAATCGCGGGCGAGCATGGCCAGGGCTTCCGCGGTCAGCATCCGCCAGCCAAACCGCCGGAAGACGCGCGCCATCAGGTGCTCGTCCGTGGCGGAATGCCCATGGTGCCCGGCGATCACGGCGATGTCCGCGTCGCTGTCGGTGCGCGGGACGATCAGGCCGGCCAGCTGGGTGGCGGCGGCGAGGCTGCTCTTCGGTTGGGAGCGAATCGGGTGTGGCGCGTTCATGCGGCCTCCCGGATCAGATCAGCCTCGAGATCCGCGATGGCCGCCAACTCGTCGGCCTCCTCCAGCGCGAGAGAATCCGCGTGGTCCTGGGCGGCGAAGATCGCCTCCGCCTCGCAGTCGCAGTCATCGCGGATCAGGCCATAGGGGCTGTGCGCAGCGTAGCCGGTGCTCGTCCGCTTCACGCGGTAGCCGGCGGGGAGATCGAGGCTCGCCATGATCAACGCCCCTCGGAGAAGGGCCGGCGTGGATCGGTTTGAGTTTCGGACGCCTTGGCGAGCGCTAGCGTCGTTGAGTAAGGCGGTGGGCTCGAATCGAGGGTGGCTGGCATCTGCGGCTCCATCCCTAGAGGTGATGATGGAGCATATCCACGATTCGTGGACATAACAACGGAATTGTCCACGTATCGTGGACTTTTCTATGTTCTTGATTTGTTCTTTGTTAGTTGTGAGTAGTCCCTCTGGCGCAGCTCTTTAAGACAAACTAACATATCCGGCTTACCGGGGGCTGCGGCATGTCGGATAAAAAAGGACACAATAGTCAATCCGGCTATAATATCAAAGCGCTGGGCATGCAATTAGCTATGCAGTTGCCGCGCGACCGATCACAAGCCTTGGCTATTATTGAGCATACGCGTTGGCTTGTCGAAAATTATCTTCACGTGGCCGATTGTGAGCAGGCCGCTGGGCCTAAAAAGGGGGAACTGAAGATCGTTCGCTGATCTTAAGCCGCGCGTTCCGAGCTGCGGCGCGCAATAATGCGCGTGGCGAAGTCGTGCGAAGTGCCGGCCAGATCCCCGTGGTAAAGCCAATTAAAATCTAGCTTGGCTGCTGGAAAGGCATTGATCACCAACACGGCCATGGCTGGTTTCATGAGCCGTCGGCCGGCCTCGTAATTTTCTAGTTGCGTCTTTGAGAAGCCTACAACCTCGTAGAATTCGCGCGGCGATAGGTTGAACGCCTCGCGCGTCTCGCGCAGTCGGCGCCCGATCGACTCCTGGCTTTCTGGCAGCTCTGATCTCTCCGGCATGCGATGACAATGCGTCTGTCCACGTTCTGTGGCTACAAACGTTTTGTGGACTTGACTCGTCCACGATACGTGGACATTTTGCGCGTCATGACCGATCTGTTTCCCTCTTTCAGGACGACCGACGAGGTCATCGATTTTCTCGGTGGCAATGGTCCGACGGGCGACATCGTTGGAGCCAAACCCAAGACGGTATCGAACTGGCGCGAGGCCGCACGAGGCCGGTTTCCCGCCGAGACATTCCTGGCGCTCAACCGGGCCCTCAAACGGCGTGGAAGGGGGGCTTCGCCTCACCTCTGGGGAATGATCGCCGATCGAGCAGGCAACGCTCCGGCCGGTCTCCAACCCGAAGATGCTCTTCGGTCGCTGGAGCCTCTGTACGACATGGCGCCCGCAGCCGTTCAGGAGGCAGCTGCGTGATGGTTCAAGATCCTTCGCCTTTCCAGACCTCAGGTCGAAGAGCCAGCGTCCATCTCCTCGGCGGTATCGGCGACCTTCAACAAGCCGGCAGCCAAGTCGCGCGCCTGCTTCACGCGCATCCCGATCGTGTGAAGCAAACAATCGTCCGGCGTCTTCGAGTGCTCGGGCCGACATCCTGTGGTCAAAATCACGTAAGGCCCGCCCGGTCCCGGCAGGGGAACCAGTTGGAATCCGGCCAGCGCGTGGATCTCTGTTTTCTTCGACATCGAACCCATTCCGTCGGCATACGTCCTGCCCCCGAAGTTGAGCGTACCCGGCCCGTCGCTTCAAGGGCCGGAGCGTACCCGGCCTCGTTGTTCCAAGCGAAGCGCGAGACCCAGGCGCTTCCGTTCCACCCGCTTGTTCCATTGGCTGGAATAGCCGCCTCGATCGCTGTTGGCATGGGCTCGACGGTACCGCCCGCGTGTCCTCTCCGGAGGGGGGCATGATGGGGCCGGCCACGACCGGCGTGCCGAACCTCACTGCAGTCGAGGTTGCGGTGCTGCGTCGCGCTGTCGGCGGCCTCGCCGAGAAGGAGATTGCGACCGAGCTCGGGCTCTGCCGCCAGAGCGTCGGGCGCCACCTGCGCCGCATTCGGAACAAGGCCGGGATCACGACGCTGCAGAGCCGCCGCCCGCTGGTGCTGCTGGCCCGCCGGCTCGGTCTGGAGCCGACGTGATGGCTGTCGCGCAGCACGCCTCCCACGCCTGCCGCCGCATCGAGGCGGAGGCGACGCCGCCGTTCGGGGCAATCGTCCCGCCGCCAACGCGTCTGGCGCCCCGCGTTCGGAGACCCCGCGAGCCGCATGCCCGCCTGCCCATCTCCGCAATCCACGGCCGGGGCTGTCACGCTCCGGCCGGTTCCGCACCTCCGCCGTCCTGCCGCCAAGCCGTCGGCCGGGGTGTTCTTCCGCCTGCGTCTCTCACAGCCCTCCCGCATCTCCGGCCTCCGCCGCCGAGCCGCCTGTCATTCAGCACGGGGCATCCGGCATGCGCATCCAGAACCGCGGGACATCACATCCAGGGAGGCAGCGCTTGAGCCCGACCCTCTATCTCGACGCCGCCGAAACCCTCGCGCGCAACTGCGTGAGGCGGCATGTCGATCGCACGGGCTTGACCTGGGAGGCGGCGCGCGACCGTGTGGCCGAGGCCTTCGGCTGGACACCCGGGACGCTGTACAATTTGCTGCGCGGGCGGCTGAAGAAGCTGGACGGCGACCTGCGCGCCGGCCTGACCCGATACGCGATCGAGGACATCGAGCATGAAATCGCGGCCCTCACCCGCGAGCTGGAGTGCGCTCGCGGCCTGGGCAAGTCGGAAGATCCGGCGCTGGCTCGCAGGGCTTCTCGGCTTCTAGCCCAGGCTCAGGCCCTTCACGCAGCTCTCACCGCCGGGGCGTCGCTGTGACGGCCCGCGTCGAACTCACTGGCGCCGGTCTGGTGCAGCGCGACGCCGCCGGTCGGACCCTGCTGAACGTCACGATGGCCGAGGGGCCAGGTATCGGCGAGGCCACCTTGCTGATCCTCGTCGCCGGCGCACGGTCGATCGAGCTCGCGCTCGATCTCGATGCCCTGCAGCACCTGGGCAAGGTCGCCCGCACCACACACGCCAACGTCGCCTTCGCCGCGGCGCTCGACGGCGAAAGCCCCTGCGTACCGCGGCGGGATCCGCTGTCCTCATTCGCGCGCGAGGGCTGCTGACGCGCCACGCCGACGCGGCGGCGGCCGATCGCCGCCTTCGATCCAGCAAGCAGGACCAGACCACGGGAGAGCGGTCATGAGCGCAGCCCAGCACGGCAACGGCCCGAATCCAGACCGCACCAGAGAGTGCGTCACCCGGATCGAAGCTCTGCTCCAGAAGAAAGAGCGCGCGCACATGGCCTACATGGCCGAATGCGCCGTGATCGCCGAGGATGTTAAGGCGATCGTCGACGAGGCCAAGGCGGCCTGGGGCATCCCGAAGCGCGCCCTGAAGACGGTGATCAAGGTCCGGGCGGGCGAGCGCAAGCTTGCGAAACTGCGCGAGGACCTGGAGGCCGACGACCAGGAATCGTTCGACCAGATCCGCCACGCGCTCGGCGACTTGGCGGACACGCCGCTCGGCCGGGCCGCGACCGGCGAGACCTTCGACGGCGATATCCGCGGAACCGACCAGAAGGACAGGGAAGCGTTCCGGCTGGAATTCGAGGGCAAGGACGGTGACAAGCGGGACGGCAAGGGACGGCGGAAGCGCGCGGGCGACGATGCGCTGAACGTGGCGGTGAGCACCGACGGGGCGGCCGACAACGGCGCCGTGCAGCTCGCCACCGGCCTCAAGCCGCTCAAGGCGGTCCATTAGGTCCGGGATCGTGTCCTATTCCGGCCTGATCATCGCGCTCGACGTATCGAAGCGCTGCACCGGCATCGCCGAGGCTCGGCCGGGCGAGGTGCCGCGGTTCGCGCACGTCGCCTTCGGAAAGGCCGACGACGACTTCTTCGACGCGGACGCCCGTGCGATCGGCTGGATAGCGGATCGGCTTTACCTCGAGCCCAACCTCACGCAGGTCCGCCTCGTGATCGAGGCACCGCTCCAGCGCGATTCCACGGGCGGGAGCAACGTCGGCACGATCCTTCAGGCCTACGCCCTGTGCAAAGTGATCGGCGGCTTCGCCCGCCGCCGCGGCGTCATGGCGATCACCGGCAATGCGACGACGGTGCGCAAGGCGTTCCTCGGCCGGGGCAACCTGGGCAGCGAGGAGGCCAAGCGCCGGGCCAAGGCGACGTGCGAGGCGCTCGGTTGGGCGCCGCCCAATCTCGACTGCGCCGATGCCGGCGCCCTGCTGTGGTGGGCCTGCGAGAAATGGGCGCCCGGCGTGATGCCCTCGGTCGACCCGTTGTTCACCGGGGCTCGCGCGGCATGAGCCCGTTCGCCGACCTTCCACAACGCCATTTCCGCGCCATCGCGATCGATCCTCCCTGGAGGTTCTCGGGCGGCGTGCAGGGCAGACCGCAGCATTACAGGCGGATGTCGGACCACGAGATCGCAGCCCTCCCGGTCGTAGACCTCGCACACCCGGACGGCTGCTTCCTGTTCCTCTGGCACACATCGCCGAAGGCCTACCGGCCGCCGGGGTCCCGCACACGGCTAGCCCCGGACGAGATCGGACGGGCCTGGGGCTTCCGACACTCAGGACGAGCTTTCGTCTGGGTGAAGACTGAGCGCGGCGATCAGCAGCCGATGTTCGTCCATCCCGAGAAGCTCTTCATGGGAACGGGCTTCACGACCCGGAAGAACGCGGAAGATTGTCTTCTTTTTCGGCGGGGCTCACCGCAGCGCCGCGCGCGCGACGTCCACGAGGTCATCCTAGAGTCGGCGCGGGAGCATAGCCGGAAGCCGGACACATTCTACCGCCGCGTCGAGCGGTTCTGCGCCGGCCCGTATCTCGAGATCTTCGGTCGCGAATCCCGCCCCGGCTGGACGGTCTGGGGCAACGAGGCGACGAAGTTCGATCCGCCCGCGCCCACGGCGCCCATCCTCATGGCCGCGGAGTAGGCGCATGACCTGGGTCATCGTCCGCGCCGGGCGCATCCTCTGCCGCGGATCCCGCGAAGCCTGCCTCTGCGCCGGCGAGCGCGTCGGCGTGATCGCCCGCGCCTTCCACGCCGACGGCACCGAGCTGGCGCCGTGCCTCGACCGGACCGCATTGCTCCTGCCCGAGCGGATGCTGCCCGCCCGCCTGCGGAGGCGTGCGGCATGAGCGGTCGCGAGGTCGTCCAGTTGTCGAGCGCGCTGCAGCGGAGGCTGAGCGGCGTCCACGCCGAACAGCGGGTGATTCCGCACAACATCGATGCGGAGCAGGCCTTGCTCGGCGCCATCCTGGTGAACAACGACGCCTATTACCGGGTGTCGGACTTCCTCCTGGCCGAGCACTTCACGGAGGAGGCCCACCAGAAGATCTACTCGGTAGCGGCGTCCCTGATCCGGGCCGGCACAGTCGCCACCCCGATCACGATGAAGACCTATCTGGGCGATGCCGATTTCGGCGGCCAGACGGTGATGCAGTACCTCGCCAGGCTGGCGGCCGACGCGACCACCGTCATCAATGTCGGCGCCTACGGCCGGACGATCCACGATCTCGCCCTGCGCCGCCGGCTGATCGCCGTCGGCGAGGATCTGGCCGAACGCGCTAGTCAGGCCTCGCTCGACGACGCGCCGGCCGCGCTGATCGAGCGGACCGAGGAGGCGCTCCTCGATCTGCGCGCCGCTGTCCCGGCCGGCCATCTCGACGGCCGCTCGGCCGCGGAGGGCGGCGCCTGGATGCTGGCGCGCGTGCGCGGTCTGCGCGACGGCCTGATCGCCTCGACCGCAATCCCGTCCGGCCTCGTCGAGCTCGACCGGGCCACGAACGGGGGATTCCAGCGCGGGGAGCTTTGGATCCTGGCCGGTCGTCCCGGCATGGGGAAGACGGTCGCGATGACCACGCTGTCCCGGCAGGCTGCCCGCGAGGCCGGGGTGCTGGTGTTCCAGGCCGAGGTGACCCCCGAACAGCAATGGGCCCGCTACCTCGCCGACCTCGCCTATCGCCCCGGCCACCCGTTGCCGTTCGGCCGGATCATGGCCGGGCGCGACCTCGACGACGAGGAGATCTGGCGGCTGGAGGAGGCGGAGAAGCGGTTCGCGCGGCTGCACCTGCACGTCGAGTATCACTCTCCCGTGTCGATGGCGCAGATCGCGTTCGGGGTGAAGGCCGAGAAGCGCAGGCTCGCCCGGAGCGGCGTCCGCCTCGGCGTCGTGTTCATCGATTATCTCAAATTCATCAGCGCGTCCGACCGCTACCGGGGCCAGCGCGTCCTGGAGATCGGCGAGATTTCCGGGGGCCTGAAGCAGCTCGCCAAGGCCGAGGACATCTGCGTGGTGCTGCTCGCCCAGCTCAACCGCGAGGTGGACAAGGAGGCCCGGCTCGATCGCCGCCCCGGCAAGGAAGACCTGCGGGATTCCGGTGAGCTGGAGCAGGACGCCGACGCGGTGCTGCTGGTCTACCGCGAGGCCGTCTATCTCGAGCGGAAGTTCAAGGCGACCAACGATCCCGAGACGGGCGCCCGCCTGATCGACAAGCAGAACAGCCTGGAACTGATCCTCGGCAAGAACCGCGCGGGCCCGACGCCGACGCTGCACCTGTGGTGCGACATGGCCCATTCCGCCATCGCCCAGACGACGAGAGGGGGCTTCTGATGGCCCGAATCCGCACGATCAAACCAGAATTTTGGACCTCTGCGCAGGTCATGGAGTGCTCGACGAACGCGCGCCTCCTGTTCATCGGCCTGTGGAACTTCTGCGACGATGCCGGCCGGATGGCGCTGTCGCCACGGCGGATCAAAGCGCAGGTGTTTCCGTCGGACGACATTCTCGCCGAGGACGTTCGTCGAATGATCGACGAATTGTCATCGAACGGCTTGCTGCATCTCTATGAGGTTGATGGCAAAGAGTTTTTGGCCGTGACCGGCTGGCATCACCAGAAGATCGACAGGCCGCAGAAGCCGCTGACCCCCGAGCCGCCCGATCCCCATTCGCCGAATGATCGTCGAACGTTCGGCGTAGGAAGGGAAAAGGAAAAGGAAAAGGAAGGGAGAGGAGAATCCCCCGGCGGCGGCGGCGGCTCACCCCCGCGTGTGCCCGTGCGCGAGGCGCCGACTCGGCCCGAGGCCGCGCCCGTCGCGGACACCGCCCGGCCCGATGGACCCGTCGCTGCCGCGCCGCCGCCGTGGAACAGCCGGGAAAACTTCGACCGGGTCGAGCGCCGGTGCCGCGAGGTCCTGCCCCGGGATTGGGTCCAGGACCCCGTCGTCGGCCCCATGGCCCGGCTGGTGGCGGACGGGCTCGACCTCGAGGCCGAGATCGTCCCGGTGCTGCTCGACCTCGCCGCGAGCCGCCGGACCCCGATCCGGACCTGGTCGCTGCTGGCCAACACCGTCGCCGAGCGCGTTGCGGCTCAGCGCCAGGTCCGCACCGCGCAGGGGCTCGCGGCGGTCCCGGCGTCCCGCCCCGATCCGGATGATCTCGTCGACCTCGGCGTCAGCGGGCGCCATCCCGAGGCGTTCCTGCGATCGGTGATCGACAGGTTCCGGCGCGATCCCGGCACTTGGATCGAGGGCGTGTTCGGACCGCCGCCGGGCCAGCCCGGATGCCGGATCCCGCCCCGCCTGCTGCTGGAGGCTGCGTGATGGACCGCCCCGCATCGCAGGCCGGCACCTACCGGATCGCCGAGCTCGTCGAGGGCCAATGCCGGTTCGCCTGCACTCCGCACACCGCCCGGCCCGACGCGCACCGGTTCTGCGGCGCGCCCGTGGCCTGGAAAGCCGGCAAGCCGACCGCGTGGTGCCCGGAGCACCTTGCCCGGGTCTACGAGGCCATGGGGCGGGCTCCAGTCGATCCCGCCGTGGTGGACGGGGCGGCGGCGCAGGTGGTGCTGCCACATGCTCCGCCAACCCAACCGAGTCGCGATTCGCAGCCCCTCGTTGCCGAGGCCGATCGATGAGCCGGAAGCGCGGCAACGATCCGCAGATGCGCTTGGAGGCGCGCCGCATCGTCAATCCTGCCCGGGTGTGGTTTGTCCTGCAGGTGGTGACGGCAAGCGAGGAGCGCTGCGAGGAAACCCTGCGTGCCGAGCAGGTCGACGTGTGGGTGCCTCGATTCAGCGCGGTGACCGTGCGCCGAGGGCGCAAGGTCGAGGGCCGGCACCCGTTCTTCCCGGGCTACCTGTTCGCCGGCCTGGACCGGGAGGTCCATGCCCGGCGCTGGACCGCCACGCTGCACGATACCCCGCAGGTGATCGACATCCTCGGCGTCGAGGGACCGCTGGAGATGCCCTCGGATTGGCTCCAGGCGCTGGCCGACCGGGTCACCGGCAACACCCGCACCGAGAAGCTCTCGGCCGCCGCGCTCTTCCGGATCGAGGAGATGCGGCCCGTCATCCATGGTCCGTTCGTGGGCTTCATGGCCACGGTGCGCGAGATCCTGGCCACCGGTCGCATCAAGGCCGACGTGGCGATCTTCGGCCGGGAGACGCCGGTGGAGTTCGACCCGGCCTGGCTCGGCGCGGCGTGACGATCGGCGCCGGGCCGGAACCAACTTGCGCACAGGCTGGCAGGAGACGGATTGTCTCCTTCGGTGCTGCAACGCTTGACCCGCGGCCGGTCCGAAAATCTATTCCGCGGCGGATGACCGGAACGTGAGCTGCGCTCCAGCGAGGGTGCGCCTGCCGGCCCGGGTGACGCGACAGGCGCTCACCGCGGTGGGGGCTCGTGCGTTCGCGATCCAATCAATCGGAAATCAAAATGGCGGGCTCGCGAGGCGGCAAGCGCTTGGGCGCGGGGCGGAAACCCGGTTCGCAGAGCCGAGCGACCCGCGAACAGAAGGCGACCCTGTCCGAGCTGGCCCGGGCGCAGACCAAGACCGCGTTGGCCACCCTCGCGCGTGTCGCGGCCAAGGGCGTGAGCGAGTCGGCGCAGGTGGCCGCCGCCATCGCGATCCTCGACCGGGGCTACGGCAAGCCGATGCAGGGCCACGAACACTCGGGGCCGCACGGCGCGCCCATCCCGGTCGCGGATCTCTCGCGGGTCTCGGATGAGCAGCTCGCGGCGCTCGAATCTGTGTTCGGTCCCCTTGCCGGATCCGGCCGCGATGATGGCGGCGATCCGCACGGAGCGAGCCCGACGGGCGGCTGAGGCCGAGCGCGCCCGGGTCGCCGCGGATGCCGAGCGCATCCGCGCCCGCTGCACCACGCTGGCGGGCTTCGTGCGCGAGGCGTGGCACGTTCTGGAGCCGAACCAGCCCTACGTGCACGGCTGGCACATCGATGCGGTCTGCACCCATCTGGAGGCGATCACCCACGGGCGGTTCTTAGCGCTGGGCCTGGAGAACCGGGTCCTGATCAACATCCCGCCGGGCACGATGAAGTCGCTCATCGTCTCGGTGTTCTGGCCGGCCTGGGAGTGGGGCCCGTGCGGGCTCGCGGGCCTGCGGTACCTGACCACCTCGTACAAGGAGGACTTCGTCAAGCGCGACGCCCGGCGCATGCGCGACCTCGTGTCGAGCGCGTGGTACCGGGCGCTCTGGCCGCACGTCGCGCTGTCCCGCTCCGGCGAGATCTCGTTCGCCAACACGGCGACCGGCTCGCGCGAGGGCATGCCGTTCACCTCGCTGACCGCGGGCCGCGGCGACCGGGTGATCATCGACGATCCGCATTCCACCGAGACCGCCGAGAGCGAGCCGGAGCGCGAGCGGACCCTGCGGGTCTTCAGGGAATCGGTCACGACGCGCCTCAACGACCCGGCCCGCTCGGCGATCGTGGTCATCATGCAGCGCCTGCACGAGCGCGACGTCTCGGGCGAGATCCTGCGCCTCGGCCTGGGCTACGTCCACCTGATGCTGCCGATGGAGTTCGAGCTGGACCGCGTCTGCCGGACACCGATCTTCGCCGATCCGCGCACGCTCGACGGCGAGTTGCTGTTCCCCGAGCGCTTCCCGCGGGCCGTGGTCGAGCGCGACAAGGTCCCGCTCGGCGCCTACGCGGTGGCGGGCCAGTTCCAGCAGCGGCCGGCCCCGCGCGAGGGCGGTCTGTTCGACCGGGCGGGGTTCGGGATCGTCGACGCGCTGCCGCCGATCGAGAAGTGGGTGCGTGCCTGGGACTTCGCCGGCACGAAGAAGCGGCCCGGGGCCGATCCGGACTGGACGGTCGGCGTGAAGATGGGTCGCGGGGCGGACAAGCGGTTCTACATCGCCGACGTGGTTCGGGTGCGCGAGACGCCGGGCAAGGTCCGCCAGCGGCTGATCAACACCGCCGGTCAGGACGGGGCCGCGGTGGGCATCCGCATCCCCAAGGATGCGGGGCAGGCCGGCATCGCGCAGGCCGAGGATTATGTCACGGCGCTCGCGGGCTTCATCGTCAGCGCAGTGGCGCCGACCGGCTCGAAGGAGGTGCGCGCCAAGCCGCTGTCCAGCCAGGTCGAGGTCGGCAACGTGCTGCTCCTGCGCGGGCCCTGGAACGAGGCGTTCCTGGAGGAGCTGGGGATGTTCCCGGCCGGCAGCCACGACGACCAGGTGGACGCGGCCGCCGACGCGTTCAACGAGCTGGCCGGCGTCCTGCCGGGCGAGGGGCTGATTGAGTTCTATCGACGGCAGATCGCAGTGAGCCCGGCTCCAGAAGGGCCGCGCCACGGGTGGTCCATGCCGAGCGGCGGCGTCGCACGCTCCACAATCGAGCTGTTGGCGCCTGCTGGCACGGGAATGGTAATCGGTCGGTCGGGTGCGAGCTACACGCCTGATACTTGCGGACGCATCGCGGTCCTCGAGGGCGACGCTGCACCGCTCCTTGCAGCCGGCTTCAGTAAAGCGCCGAAAACAGCCTAAGCTGTAAGCTGCAAGATTGCCATCTGCGGTCGAAATCCACTTTACGCGGCCTGCGCTGTTTGTTGCTCGCGCGATGTAAACTGCCGCTGCTGTTGATTTTTAGACTTTGTATTATACATGGCGTGGTCTGCGGCAGTCAAAATGGATTCCCCGGGTGTAGTATGGGCGTCCGAATGGGCTATGCCAATCGACACGCCAACCTCAGCCGGTCCATTGCAGGTCGCAATCGGTCTGGTGATTGCTTCGACCAATCGTTTGGCGAGGTTAGCCACCGCTGCCGGTTGGGAGTTGGTTGCGGCGAGGATCGCGAATTCATCGCCACCTAGTCTGCATGCGACATCGCCCGCGCCGATGCCAAGTCGGAGGCGGTGTGCGACTTCGATCAAAACATCATCGCCAGCTGTGTGGCCAAGCCGATCATTGACAGCTTTGAATCTGTCGAGATCGAGGTAGAGCACGGCAAAGTCCTGGCCCGCGGCTTCTTTCCGATGACACGCAGACGCTAGATGTCGATGAAAGCTCGCACGATTCGGCAGGCTCGTGAGACCGTCATGACTCGCTTGAAACGACGCTTCTCGTAGGGCAACGAGGCGATCGACCACGAGCTTATGTAGATACAGCGTTGCCTCCGCCATAACGGCTACGAATGCGATCAGGAACACTCCTGCCGCGAAAATCGGAGGCTCCGAATGCAACAACGCGCCTGCAATCGTGGGACCCAGCAATAGCAGACTGGTAGCGATCGGGACCCACGGAACGACGGAGAGGCGAGCACAGGCTCCGCCGCAGAATGACACGACAAAGCCCAAGGCGAGAAGCGCCGCTGCGGTATCGCCATTTGTGAAAGCGTTGAAGCTGAGAGCGCCAAGAAGCGCGGCTTGGCCAATCAGTCCGCCGGCCTGCAGGCGCTGCCACCAAAGCGCTGATTTGATTGTCGTGATCGGTGTATCAACACGGCGATACACGATGAGGATGGCCACGCGGTAGACACCGATCAGCGCAAGCAGCACCGCTAGATCCAGGTCGAGCAGCGCTTTGGAACGATACGCGAGAACGGCGGCACCAAGTGACGATGTCAGGCTGATGCTTGCGGCCTGCGGCAGGCTGCTAAGAAAGCTTTTTGCGAGATCTACCCGAATCTCATCTGGGAGAGGAGTAAGCCGCTCGGAGATCCAACGTTTCATCGGCCCCTCTACAGCCTGCCCGCCCCGATATATAGCCTAGAGATCTATCCGCTGTGTTAAGATGCTGACCTGTGGTTGTCTGCTTCTACGTGGGCAGCGACGAGCTATCGCACGCCATGCACCCCTCCTGGGCCTGGAGGCGTCCGGTTTCGAACCCTCAGCGGATTAGCGCGGAGCGACCGCAACGGATCGCAAGCAGACGGATCCGATCCTGAGCTTCTGATTCCAAGCATTTTCATGTTGGCCAAGCCCATCCTCGTGCTTGCGCTGAAGGGCAACCACGTTGGCTTCTCCCTCGCGCGGCGGTGTGGCGGGCATCTCGCTCGCGCCGCTATCCTATACCCTGACCTATAGCAGCGCGGGCTACGGCTCGACGGCAGGCCGGGCTTCGAGCTGGTTCGGCCCCTCGGCGCCGATGCGCCCGTCCGCGCCGCCGGAGGTTGCCGGGCGGCGCTTCGACTATCCGACCGGCTACAATCTCAACACCACCGCACGCGCCTATGAGCCGGTCTCGTTCGCGCAGCTGCGCCGCCTCGCCGACGGCTACGACCTGCTGCGGCTCGTGATCGAGACCCGGAAGGATCAGGCCGCCCGGATGAAATGGGCGATCAAGCCGCGCGACGCCGGCAAGGCGGCGGCCGCGAAGGTTGCCGCGGTCACGGCCTTTCTCGCCAAGCCGGACGGGATCCATCCCTGGACCGACTGGTTGCGCATGGGGCTGGAGGACGTGCTCGTCCTCGACGCGTGGTCGAACTTCAAGCAGCGCTCGCGGGCGGGCGACCTCCTGGCCCTGGAGCCGATCGACGGCGCCACGATTAAGCCGATCCTCGCCGAGGACGGCCGGGTGCCGATGCCGTGGCTGCAGGGCGGCGAGACCGTCTGGCCCGAGGCCTACCAACAGATCCTCAAGGGCCTGCCGGCGGTGAACTACACCGCCCGCGAGCTGCTCTACCGCCCGCGCAACCTGCGCACCGACCGGGTCTACGGCTTCTCGCCGGTCGAGCAGGTGATGACCACGGTCAACATCGCCCTCCGCCGGCAGGTGATGACGCTGGAATACTTCACCAGCGGCACCGTGCCGGACGCGCTGATCGGCGTGCCGGAGACCTGGGGCCCGGACCAGATCGCGACCTACCAGACCTACTGGGACTCGCTGTTCACCGATAATCTGGCTGCGCGCCGGCGCGCCCGGTTCGTGCCCGGTAAGGTCGCGCTCCACCAGACCAGCGAGCCCCAGCTCAAGGGCGAGTTCGACGAGTGGCTGTCCCGGGTGGTGTGCTTCGCCTTCTCGATCTCGCCCCAGGCGCTGATCAAGCAGATGAACCGCGCCTCGGCCGACACGCAGAAGGAGATCGCCGAGGAGGAAGGGCTCGCCCCGCTGCTCGATTGGATCAAGGCCGTCCTCGACGACGTGATCGCCGACGACCTCGCCGCGCCCGAGCTGGAATTCGCGTGGCAGGAAGACGAGCAGATCGACGAGGCGAAGCAGTCGGAGCGCCTGCGCGGGCTGACCGCGGGTGGCCTGATGCGGCTCAACGAGGGCCGCAGGATCCTCGGCCTCGATCCCGATCCGAGCCCGGCCGCCGACACCCTGATGGTGCTGACCGGCGCGGGGCTCGTACCGATCGACGCCAACACCCTGGAGGGCAAGAAGGCGGCGCTCGACGCGTTCGGGCCGCCGCCCGGGGCGAACGGCTTCGGCAACTCGGGTCAGGAGGCCGAGGATCGAGGTGACGATCCATCGGACGCAGTCACCAAGTTGCTCGCCAAGTTCGACGAAGCCCAGCCGCGGGACGCATCCGGCCGCTGGACCGATGGAAGCGGCGGCGGCGGAGCGAGCGAGGTCGCGGAGCGCGCCGAGTTCAAGCGGACCGTCCTGCGCACCGCGATCGGCGGGGCGGTGATCGCCGGCGGCGCGATCGTCACCGCGGCGTCCGGCGGCACGGTTCCGGCCGCGGTCGCGGCGGCGGTCTGGATCGCGGAGAATTACCTGCTGACCGATGCGCTGGTCTCGGCCGGGCGCCACATCGGCGCGCATCTCGGCTACGACGACGCCGAGGTCGCGCGGATGCTCGATCATCTCACCGGCACGCTCGGGTTCGGCAAGGCGGCCGGGAACGTCGCGGCGGGCGAGCGGGCCCGCACGCGTCTCGTGAGCGTGGCGGACGCCGTGCTCGACACGATGATCGATGCGGTGCGCGACGGCTATCTCGACGTGGACCGCCGGACCGCCATCGTGGCGGCCCTGGAGGAGCTGCGCGCCCGCCTGTCGTCCCGGATCGCCCATCTGCCGGCCCCGGCCCACAAGGCCACCGGCGTGGATCTCGCCAAGCGCCGGACGGGGAGGCCGGCCGACCCCATCCCTTTCGACCGACCGGCCACGCGCCGGGCCATACGGAGGATCACGGATCGGCTCGGAACGGCGCTGGCGGCTACCCGCTCTGACGTGGTCGCCGGCCTGCGCGGCCTCGCCAAGCTCACCAAGGCCGGACCGGATCACGACGATTCCGAATCCCTGCGCCGCACGCTCGACGCCTATCTCGACAATCTCGACTTCGCGGACCTGCGCGCGGTCGCCCCTGAGGTCGCCGACGACCTGGAGAGCGTCGCCGCCGATGCGGGGCGCCGCGCGCTCGTGCAGCTCGGTGTGGCCGACCGCAACGCGCTGGTGAACCAGGTGAATGGCCGGGCGGTGGCGGCGGCCCGCGCCCGGGCCGCCGAGATGGTGGGGATGCGCTTCGATGCCGACGGGGCGCTGGTGCCGTCGGCGAACGCGGACATGACCATCACCGAGGCGACCCGGGCACGGCTGCGCGAGACCATCGCCTCGGGTCTGGAGCGCAATCTCGGCCTCGACGCGATCGCGGACGCGATCGAGGCAGATTACGCCTTCTCGGAAGACCGCGCCGCGCGCATCGCCGAATACGAGGTCGCCAGCGCCAACGGCGCGGCCTCGGTCGAGGGGTATCGCGGCGCGGCAGAGGCCGGCGTCTCTGTGCGCAAGGCGTGGTGGGCCGAGGAAGGCTGCTGCGCGGTCTGCCAAGCCAACGCGGATGCCGGTGCGATCGATCTCGACGAGGACTTCCCGAGCGGGGACGAGGCGTCCCCTGCACACCCTTCGTGCCGGTGCGTGGTGGTGCCGGTCGTCGAGGACGACGATCTGGTCGGCAAGGCGTTCGACCCGTCGAAGCACCCGCGGGATCCAGAGACGGGCCAGTTCGCGGGGGCGGGCGGTTCGGGGCGTGCGGCCAAGCGGCTCGCTGTGCGGGCGCTGGCTGACCGCGCGCATCAGGACGTTCTCGATCTCGGACGCGTCCACGGCGACCGGTTCTCAGCCCATGCCGGGCGGGACGTGGATGGCTGGCGGCACGGCGTCACCGCCGAGTTCATCCGGCATATCAACCGCCGGCACGGTGCTGGTAGCGGGGATCCCAACCCGATCGCTCCGGCCGACTATCTGAACCTGCCTCGCATCCTTCGGAATGGTCGAGTCCGGCAGGGCCACGCGACCCGGGCTCAGCAGTTGAGCACGGTGATCGTCAGGCACACGATAGGCGCGCAGACCTACGATGCGGTGTTGGCAGTGCGAAAGCGAAGCGAATCGCTGACGCTGCACGCGTTCTACAAGGTCGGGGGCAAAAGTGGCGCAGCCCGCTGACGCCGCGTGCCCGATCTCGCGATCGCCCTTGGGCTAAACGTCCGAAACGGTCGACGGGTCTGCACCTGCACGAACGCTACCACCGCGCCATTCCCGCTTCAACAGCGCACCTGCCCAGGGCGAGGTCCCGAATGGCCGAACCTGCATGCGACACGGTCCGCCGCCGGCTCGGCAAGGGCTTCGACGAAGCGGACCATCCCCGCGATGCCGGCGGCCGCTGGACGGCAGGCGAACATGCCCTCGACCACGCCGCGAACCTCCCGCCCCACGACGCGCGCAAGGCCGAAGCCATCGACGTGCGGCTGGACCAGCACCTCGGCGGCATCCACGATGCTCGCAAGCGGGTTGCCCAGCACGTCGCCACGCTGAAGGAGGTCCACAAGGATCTGACGGCGGGCCACAAGGGCGCGCAGAAGGCCCTCGCTGATCTCAACGACCTGCTGGAGAAGCACGGCTACGAACAGATCGCAGAGGAAGAGGTCGATGACATCGACGAGGCCGCCGGCCTCAGGGCGCGTCTGTCGGACATGTTCAGCGAGACCCGAAGCTATCTGACGCCGAGCAAGTTGCAGGACCACGAGGCCACCGGCGCGAACACGCATGGCGGAACCACGGATCCGATCGCCGCCCTCGAAGCCGCGTTGCGCGCGCATTCCGACACGTAGCCTTCCCCGCCCAGCCCCGATCGCCAAGGCGCGTTACCGCCGCCCGCTGGAGCCCCTCATGCCCGAGCTGTCCCTCTTCTTGCCGCTGACGAAGGTCGATGCGGTCAATCGGCTGGTCTACGGCGTGGCCACCGCCGAGGCTCCGGACCGGTCCGGCGAAGTCTGCGATTACGCCTCGACCAAGCCGTTCTACGAGAAGTGGTCGGGCGGGATCGCAAAGGCCACCGACGGCCGCTCGCTCGGCAATCTCCGGGCGATGCACGGCAAGGTCGCGGCCGGCAAGGTCACGCAGATCGCCTTCAACGACGACGCCCGCCAGATCGAGATCTGCGCGAAAGTGGTCGACGACGCCGAATGGCGGAAGGTCGAGGAGGGCGTCTACACTGGGTTCTCGCAAGGGGGTGCCTACGCCAAGCGGTGGAAGGGCGAGGACGGCCTGATGCGCTACACGGCCGACCCGAGCGAGGTCAGCCTGGTGGACCTGCCCTGCCTGCCCTCGGCGACGTTCCAGGTGCTGAAGGCCGACGGCGCGGCGGAGACGCGGGCCTTCGCGGACTCGGTCCGGATCGCGCCGCCGCCCGCGCCGACCAACGCCGCCGTGCTCGCCAAGGCCGAGGATCTCGCCGCGGCGGCCGGTCGGGCCGGCGAGGTCGGCGACTTCGTGGCCTCCGCCCGCGACGCCTTGGTGAAGGCGGCCGAGGCGGCGGCCCTGGCCCAGGCCCGTCCCGCGCCCGAGCCGCCCCCGGGCCCCTCCCCCGCCGAGGGAGCGCTAATCGTCGAAGGAGAGGTCGAGCAGGTCTGGAAAGCGAAGGACGGCGCCACCTTCGCGAAGAAGGCGGATGCGCTCGCCCACAACGCCCGCGTCGAGGCGGAGGCCTCCGCCAAAGCCGCGGCCGGCCCGGTGCTCGATGCGCTCTCCGATCTCGGCAAGCGGCTCGGTGCCGGGGAAGGCGATGCCGCGGCAACCGGCGGTGCAACGGCGCCCCCGGATCGGCCGCGCAAGCGCCCGCGTGCCGAGGTCGAGAAGACGGCCGGCGGATCGGTCGCTGGGGCGGATCTCGCGAAGGATCTCTATGGCGTGTCGCGGCTGGCCGTGCTGCTGTGTGAGATCAAGAGCATGGTCGGCTCGGCGGTGTTCGACGTGGTCTATGCCGACGGCGACGCGGCTTTGCTCCGGCAGATGAAGGCCTGGGCGCTTCAGGGCGTGACCCTCCTGCAGGCCATGGTCGCGGCCGAGATGGCGGACCTGATGGAGGATGCGCCGACCGAAGAGGCGATGGCGCTGGCCGCCGGGCCGCTGTCCGACGCCGCTTACGATGCGCTGGTGAAGGTGATCGCCGCCGACAGCCCCGGCGGGCGGGCGCTCGCCAAGGTCGGGGCGCGCAACAGCCGGGCGGATCAGGAGCGGATCCAGCGCATGCACGACGATGCCTGCGGCCTCGGGGCCACCTGCGGCGGCGAGGCGAGGAAGGCCGCCGGCGGCGACCTCATCAAGGGCGGCGACGCGATCGAGGCGGTGCGGGCCGAGCTCGCCAAGATGACCGGCCAGCGCGACGCGCTCCAGAAGACGCTCACCGACGAGGTGCTTCCACAGATCGCGGCGCTCGCCAAGATGGTGGGCGATCAGCCGGTGCCACGCCATCTCGTGGGCCGCGCCGTGACGAAGGGCACAGAGGGCGGTCCGGGCTCGGCAGAGGCGCCGTCCGCCGACGCGATCCGTGACCATCTCGCCAAGATGAGTCCGGAGGAGCGCGCGGACCTCCTGATCAAGGTCTCGCATCAGCACCCGCAGCAGCTCACTTTGTCAAGGTAGCCATTATCGCGAAAAAATCCATACGTTCAAGCAAGCATCAAGATAGGTATAAATAAAAATATATCATTTAATGGAAATATCTTCTAATTACTGTAGAATGATAGTCTAATTCGTTTGCGGAAACAGATAATAATTAAAAACCGCGGCCGCCAAAAGTAGGATTGATGGTTGATACACGAGAAGCATTTGCAACAGCAATGCCAAATTCCTGTGCAACATGTGAGTTGATGGCAATATTTAGCCCCCCGGTTTTAAAAATCGGTCCAAATGTTATTAAGAGGTCATGCGTCCGCGTCCTACTAGCTTGCAGAAGAGGGTCAGATCCGCTGTTGCCGCTAAACTGAACTAATTTGTAGGTTGGATTAATACTCCCGCTTGAAATAACTAAAAATCGAACTCGATATGATAGAAAATCTTGTTTAAACTCCGAGTCCCTAGTCAAACTTGATGACGGGACTATAGCGGTAGTGATCAGCGCGTCGTTAAGCCACTGGCTAATTCCCAATTCGCTGATAAGCAACAGCGAGCTTCCTGAAACCTTTTTGCAAGGTTCCTGTCCAACAAGTCTTGACAGCTCCCAATAACTGCCGAATTTATCTTCTCTGGTTGATTGGGCAGAAACTGAAGCACCAAAGCCGACACCTGCAGAATTGACTCCGCTTAAAGGTGTCGAAAAAGCTGATCCCGGACTGAATCCGCCTGTTTCGTCGACCTGTAAGTCCAATGTAACCTGAACGCCCCACTTTTTTGGCAATATCAATGCGTTATCTGTCACTGCCTGGGCAATGTCGCAGTAAACTTTCTTTTTTATACTATGAACGAGATTGCCGCCTGCTGACAATGCTCGATACTCGGGATTTTCTTTTTCCCAAACTTCCTGCATTGGAGGCACGTAAGTGCCGCACCCCGTGATTGTAAATGCGATCAAAAAGCTAATATAAAATCGCATGTTGGCATGCCTCAGATCATTGATATTGTTAATATTAAGGTATCAATAATAATGCCTAGTACAGCTCCATGTGCATATTTTCTCTCTTGTATTTCTATCAACGCTTATGACGGCATTGCACGATTCTAGGGTGCAGTTTTTTGGGGCGTTTCTTGGTATAAATGGCGATACTATAGCATTTTTGCATGCTGAACTCTTACCATAAGGGCAAAGTATCTTGCCCGCATTAGATTGGGCGGATGCAAGAACTAAGAACGCTAGAGATAAAGCGATCTTCCGCATATCTGATAATCTCGGGATCAAAAGCCACCGCCGCAATTTTCGAGCTATAAATTATATTGGTCAAGCTGCTATATAAAAATCGGCCATATAGTTGCGGTAATGTCACATGAAACCTGGTATCCATGGATAGAATATAATATTTTCGCCACTTAATTGCTCTTTACTATTGAAATATAAACTAATATGCGCAATGGATATTATAAGTTATAAATAATATTCTACTGAATAAAATATCGATGAGCAGGACCGATATAGGCTTCCTGTTGTTTAATTTGTTATTTTGTACTAACTGCCTCTCATTCTTATATACACTGCCAATCTGGCTGCAGATCGCGCTCGTCGCCACGCCGGGCCACATGGCCCACCATCCTTTACGTCCGATGCTGAACGCCCCCAGGGACGGGACGGCGTCGGCGCGGCCGTGCATCCGAACAGGATCACGCCCCATGACCCAGCACGTCGATATCCTCGCCCTCCTCAAGGAGGCGCAGTCCAAGCCGCTCACCGATCCGATCCTCGCGCAGCTTGGGATCGATCTGCAGAAGTCGACCTTCACGCAGGGTACCTCGCCCACCTCCGGTCTCACCTTCTACGACCTGGAACTCGGTGCGAAGTCGCTCTACCCCGTGCTCACCCCGCTGCGGAACCTGATCCCGCGCGTCTCGGGCAAGGGCGGCATCCAGGCCGCGTGGCGGGCGATCACCGGCATCAACGTGTCCGGGATGCGCATCGGCGTCTCCGGCGGCAACCGCGGTGGCGTGCAGGTCGTCGCCACCGCGGACTACACCGCCAGCTACAAGGGGATCGGCATCGAATCCAACGTCGAGTTCGAGGCGCAGTACGCGGCGCAGGGCTTCGACGACGTGCGCGCCATCGCCGCCCGCACCGGCCTGCAGAGCCTGATGCTCGGCGAGGAGGCGATGCTGCTCGGCGGCAACACCTCGCTGGCGCTCGGCACCACCCCGACCCCGACCCTCTCGGGTTCAACCACTGGCGGCGCGCTCGCCGAGCAGACCTGGTCGGTGATCGCCGTGGCGCTGGCGCTCGACGGCGTGATCAACGGCTCCGTCGCGGGCGGTATTCAGTCGACCATCACTCGCACCAACGCGGACGGTTCGACCGACGTGTTCGGCGGTGGCGCCGCGGCGCGCTCGGCCGCCGCCACCGTTGCGACCAAGGGCGCCACCGGCTCGATCGCGGCCTCGGTCGCCCCTGTGCCGGGCGCACTCGGCTACGCGTGGTTCTGGGGCGCGGCCGGCGCGGAGGTGCTGGGCGCCATCACCACGATCAATTCGGTGCTGATCACGGCTGCGGCCTCGGGATCGCAGGCCGCCGCCTCCCTCGGGGCGGTTGATCGCTCGACCTCGGCTCTGTCGTTCGACGGGCTGCTGACGCAGGCGTTCAAGGCCGGCTCCGGCGCCTACGTCTACACCATGGCGCCCGGCACCGCCGGGATCGGCACGCCGCTCACCGCCGACGGCGCGGGCGGCATCGTCGAAGTCGATGCGGTGCTCAAATACATGTGGGATGTCTACCGGCTCTCGCCCGACACGATCTGGGTGAACAGCCAGGAGGCGCTGAACATCTCCCGGAAGATCCTCGCCGGCAATGCGGCCTCGGCCTACAAGTTCGAGATCTCGGTCACCCGGGATCAGCTCGGCGGCGGCTTCATGGCCCGGACCTACCTGAACCGCTTCTCGATGGCCGGCGGCTCGACCCTCGACATCAAGGTGCACCCGAACCTGCCGGCCGGCACGATCCTATTCACCACCGGCACCCTGCCCTACCCGATCAACAACATCACCAACGTCATGCAGGTCCGGACGCGGCAGGATTACTATCAGATCGAGTGGCCGCTGCGGTCGCGCAAGTACGAGTATGGGGTCTACGCCGACGAGGTGCTGCAGCACTACTTCCCGCCGTCCATGGCGCTCATCACCAATATCGCCAACGGATGAACGTGGCCGGAGCGGCGGCGGCCGCGCCGTGCATGGCCGCATGCATATTCCGAGCCCGAAAAGGTAACGACCATGGCAGCCCCCCTCGCCCGCCTGTTCCCGCCCGGCGACGGACGCCCGCACACCACGGTCGCCAACGGCCGCCCCTATAGCGGGATGGCCGGCGGCGTGCTCGACGCGCCGGTCTTCGACGCGAACGTGCTCCAGGCCAACGGCTGGATCCGGGTCGGCGCGCATGCCTTGTCCGGCCCGACCGCGGCGCGCCCGGCCGCGCCGATCGTCGATCAGCTCTACTTCGACACGACCCTGACCCTGCCCGTCGTCTGGGACGTGCTGGCCAAGGTCTGGCGCAACGTCTGGACCGGCGCCCCGGCCTGACGCCACCCGGCAGGAGAAAGCCCGACATGATCAAGATGCGCGCCCCCGAGGGGCTGACCGGATTCTCGCACCAGGGACATCCGATCGCGGTGGACGAAGACGGCGCCGTCCTCGTCGATCCGCGGCACCGCCTCGATCTGGAGGCGCATGGTTTCTCGCCGTGGGATGCGCCTGCATCGGCGCCCGCCGCGGTCTCGGTGGCTCTCGGGCCGCTCGACGCCGACCGCGCCCGGCTGGTCGCCCTCTTCACCGAGACCGTCGCGGCGATGCCGGACGACGAGGTCGCCCGGATGATCGCCGACGCGGATCAGCGCCGACGCCTGGAGCAGGAGGAGGCCGAGCGGATCGACCCCGCGCAGGTCACGGTCGAGGCGATCGAGCTGATGAAGCGCCACGAGCTGTTCGCCTTCCTGAGGAAGCGCGGAATCCGGGTCGTGCCGCCGGTCGACAACGAGACGCTGCGCGCCAACGCGCGGGCCGTGCTCGCCCCGGCCGGCTGATCCGTGGCCGGCCCGAGCCCCTTCGATCTGGTGCGGCTCGCCGATCTCGGCCTGAGCGAGGATCCCGACGGCTCGACGCAGCGCCTGATCACCGCGATCAGCCGCACGATCCTGACCGCGCTGAACCGCCCCGCGCTCCTGCCGCAGAGCTACACCGAGATCCGCACCAGCGGAGGCAGCAGCATCCTGCTCGCGAACTGGCCGGTCACCGTCATCGACCGGGTGGCGATCGGCTCCGTCGCCCTGCCGCCGGCCGCCGGATCCGGATCGGGCTACGCGATCCAGCCGGCCGACGACGCCCCGCCCGGGCGCCCGCAGCTTCTGACGCTCCCGGTGCGGCTGGGCTCGACTTCAGTCGAGGTCTCCTACACGGCCGGTTACCAGGTCTCTGCAGAGCCCCTGCTCATCCCACCTGGCGCGCCCTGTGCCGTGTATCCAGTCGAGCCCTACGGCGCCTGGGCGAGCGATCTCGGCGTTGTCTACTGCACCGGCGACGCGCTCACACGGGTCGAGCGTGGCCCCGGGCGGGGGCAGTACGCCGTCGACGACGATACCGGTGGCTACTTCTTCTCGAAGGAGGACGGCGGGGCGACGGTGGCGATCACCTACGGCTACGTCCCGGCCGATCTCGCCAACGCCGCGCTCGACTGGATCCGGGACCGCATGGCCTATGCCGAGCGCGTCGGGATGCAGTCGAAGTCGCTCGGCGGCCAGGAGACGGTGTCGTACCGGATCACGGCGCTGCCCGACTTCGTGTCGGCCGCGCTGCAGCCCTACCGCTCGGTGGTGCCCCCGTGCTGACTGAGATCCAGGTCGAGGAGACCCGCGTGGTCGCGCGGTTCGACCGGATGCCAAACGCCGTCCGTGACGAGATGGTCAAGGTCGTCCAGGTCGAGCGGCTCGTGCTCGAGGCCCTGGTCAAGCGCAAGCTCTCGGGCGAAATCCTCAACGTCGTCACGGGCCGCCTGCGCCGCTCGATCTTCTCCGATGTCGAGGCACCCGGCGACGCCGTGACCGGCACCGTGAGCCAGTCGGGCGACGTTCCCTACGGCGCCCGGCACGAGTTCGGTTTCACCGGCGCGGAGACGGTCGCCGCCCACGTGCGCACGATCACGCAGGCCTTCGGGCACGCCATCGCGCCGCGGGCGGTCGCGGTGCGGAGCTTCACCCGCACCGCCAACACCCCGGAGCGCTCGTTCCTGCGATCCTCGCTCGCCGACCGCGCCGAGGCCATCGTGGCGGCGCTGAAGGGCGCGGTCGCCCGGGGGATCTCGGGATGAACGCCCCGCTCGGTCCCCGCAACGCGGCGGTGGCTGCGCTCCAGCAGGTCGTAGCCCAGGCCTATGCCTGGAAATCGCCGCCGAGCCGGCGGCTCCGGCTGTTCGCCGACGTGCCGGCCGCCCGTCGCCCGGCCGTGTTCCTCCACGAGGGCGGCGACGAGAGCTACGCGTGGCAATCCGGCATCGTCCCGAGGCGGACGATCGAGGTGAAGATCTTCGTCTACATCGACGCGAAGGATCACCGCGCGATCGGCGCGGCGCAGCTCAACGACATCATGGACGCGCTCGACCGGGCCCTGGCGCCTTCCGGCGCCGACTGGGCGCTCGGCCGCAACACCCTGGCGGGCACGCAGTACTTGGCCCGCATCACAGGCCGGCCCGTGAAGGTGCCCGGCGACCTCGACGGCGACGGCCTCCTGATCGTGCCCGTGTCGATCGAACTTCCCTGACGCGAGGAGACCAGCATGCAGTTCGGAGACGACGTGGGCGCCGGCGAGGCGTTTGCGAGCGAGAGCGCGTCCGCGGGCGGATCCATCGCCGATCACACGCCGCAGGATACCCCGGCGGTCGAGGCCGTGCCTGTGCGCGGGGCGACGCTCGCCGCCCGGATCGACAACCTGCACGCCGACATGCTCGGCGGCACCGCGCTCGGCAACCACACCGGCCTGTGGAACCTCGTCCACGCCTTCAAGGAGCGGGTGAAGGCGCTCGTGGCCGAGATCGAGCGCGCCGCGTCCTGACACGGCCGCCGCTCGCCAAACCCTGACAGGAGAGCAGCATGTATTCCTTCGGCTCCGGGGTCCTGATCGGCACCCGCACCGACATCGCCAACGCGACGCCGGTCAATTTCGGGCTCGTCCAGGAAGTCACGATGGACGAGACCGCCACGATCAAGGAACTCTACGGTCAGCAGCAGCACCCGCTGGCCATCGCCCGCGGCACGATCAAGACCACCGGCAAGGCGAAGGTCGCCCGGATCTCGGGGCTCGCCATCGCCTCGCTGTTCTACGGCGTCGCGCTGGCGCCAGGCCAGGTGATGACTGCGTTCGGCGAGGCCGGGACTGTCCCGGCTGACAAGCCCTATGCTGTGACTACCGCCAACGCCGCGACGGCGGTCGACGATCTCGGCGTCCTCAACGCGCTGACCGGCCTGCCCTTCACCCGTGTCGCCACCGCGCCGGCTCCGGGCCAGTACAGCGTGGCGAACGGGGTCTACACCTTTGCCGCCGACGACAAGGGCAAGCCGCTGCTGATCAACTACACCTACGTGTTGGCCGGCGCGGGCCAGCGCTTCACCGTCACCAATCAGCTGCTCGGCACCACACCGACCTTCTCGGCGCAGTTCTACACGACGTTCCAGGGCAACGCGGTCAACGTGAAGTTCAACAACTGCACGTCGTCCAAGCTCGGCTTCGGTACGAAGCTCGAGGATTTCGTCATGCCGGAATTCGACTTCAGTGTGTTCGCGGACGCGGCCGGCAACGTCGCGACCTGGTCGTTCGGGGATGTCGGATGAGCGCCGATCCGCGGCCGCAGCCGACCGCCATTACGCTCGGCTCGAAGACCTGGACCGTGCGTCCGCTCACCCTGCGACAGGTTGAGGCGCTGGAGCCGCTGGTGGCGCGCGGCTCGGGCGAGAGCCCCTTTGCCTACGGTCTCGCGGTGGTGAGCGCGGCGCTCGCCCGCGACCACGATTCGGACATCGCTGGCCTACGCGACCTCGAGGCCACCAGCGCCGATCTCGCCGAGGCTACCCGTGCCGTGCTGATCCTCGCGGGCTACCTGCCGGGTGCCGACCCGGGGGAAGCGCGGGCGGCGCAGGGCGCCGCCTCGACCTCGACGTTGTCTACGGACGGATTTGCACCGTCACCGGATGGTCCCTCGACGTCGTCAGCGAGCTGACGCTCTGGGACGTGCGGCGGCTCTACCGCTACTGGTCGGCCCATCCGCCGGTTCACGAACTGGTGGCGGCGTTCCTGGGCGTGACGGCGCCGGCCGAGCCGCCGCCGCTCGTCGCGGCGGCCGACGACCCGAGCGGCATCGGCGCGATGATCCTGCGGTTCCCGGACGGGAAGGTGAAGGCGCATTAGGGCTAAACGTCGATCGGTACATTGTCGGACGGACCGCTCCTGACCCGATGCCGTCACTCAGCTGACGAATTCGGTAGTCCGAAAGCGAACGCGACCGATGACACGTCCTGCCTTTGCGTCTGCCGGTAGTCACGCGGGCTTATGCTGAAGCGGTCCTTAAAGCGGCGAGCGAAATGCGACTGGCTGCTGAAGCCGCAGCCGTAAGCCAGCATGCCGATCGACATGTGAGCACAGGCCGGATCGCTTAAGCGCTTGGCAGCCGTTTCCAGGCGCCGTCCCCAGATGTAGTCGGAGATGTGCCGGCCGCGCTCATAGAACAGCTCCTGCAACCGACGCAGCGACACGCCGACCGCGGCGGCGAGCAAGCGCGGGTCGAGGCCTGGATCGCCGAGGTTGGCCTCGACATAGGCCTTGGCGCGCTGGACCGTGGTATTGCCGTGAATGGAGCGCGGAACCTCTTGCGCCATCCGTTCGGCGAGGCTCGCCATGATAAGGTCAACGCCAATCGACGCCATGCGCTCGGCTGCGTCCGGCGTGAGGTTTGGACTGACCTTCATCAACTCGGTCAGGAAGCCCGTTGCCAAGGCGGTGCTACCAAGGTTCGAACCGATCGTCAGCCCGCTGTAGAGATGGGCTGGGCCGAGGAAAGACTCCAGTCGCTCACGGGGTATGTGGAGAGTGAGCATCTGACTGCCCGAGCTGTACTCCTGTGCAGCCGGACTAGAATCAAGCACCATCAGATCACCAGGACGTTGCACGGAGGCCCTATCGGATTGACCAGTCTTTGCGACCCCCGCGAGTCGGAGGAATATTCCGACGGCGTTTTCCTGGCCATGACGCCGAACTAGATTGGGCGTCGCCTCAGCCCGCAACGCACTGTGCGAGGTGCGTATCGCTTCGATCGAGCCGATCTTGGCAAATTCCAGCTTACCGTCGAATGGATCGTCGGTTATGCGCTTCAACTCGGCTGGCACGCGCAGCTCGGACATCGCTTCGCGCCAGCTCTTGAACTTATCACTTGGATGTAAGTACTCCGTTGAAAACAGTGTCTTCATGCGTTCAATTTTTAGCAAAGATCTTATATTATGCAAAAAGGTCTGCATTCATAGGAGATGCAGCTGCGATACTAATCTATGATGAAATTTCTGTTGTGTCAAAATCAAATAATTGGCAACTTAAGATAGATTATGAACCTGTGTGACGACGCGGAAACGTTCTGGATAGTCGGTAAGGTTTATAGAGGAGATTTGGAATAATAAAGCGCCGGCTGTGGCGGTTTAATTCTATAATGGAGACGTTTTCACATTGGCCGGCGGGTCGTGATTGAGCACGAGACGACATCCGTTTTCTTGCTCTGCCGTCCGAAAGCCGACCAGCAAAACCCACCCTGAGCAGCCCTCCCGCATCTTACCCATGTCGGGCATGCAGAGAAGCGTCATGGCTTCCCAAAAGCAGCCATATGCCGGTCGCCATTCATGGTCGGCTCGGAATGTATTGCGGACGTTCGTATCGGCTATCCTCGAAGCCGACTGAGAAGGGCTCTTCGGTTGCCTGACGACCCAGCACAGTTGCTCTCTGCCGATTACGCAGACCGAAATGAGTGACGCGCCCTGCCTAACGAGCGTCCATGTGAACCGGGTCGTGGAGATCTGCGTCACCAGGAACTCATCACCCTGGATCACCGGACGCTGACCATTCTGGACTGGTCGAGGCTGGTGGCGCTGGCCGAGTTCGACCCGACCTATCTGCATCAGGACCTAAGCGCACCGCTCTAACGCAGTTTGGTGAATGGGCGCTCTGAAGATGATAGAAGTCCGACGATCACGAGCCGAATTTCAGGGCGCTCGTGGCTGAGAGACCTGTGCTCCCGCCCTTCTGGCTGGAGCATGCGATGGCCCGCTATTTCTTCGACGTGATCGACGGACGCACCATTAGCGACGAGGTCGGTTTAGATTTGGCCGACTTGGCTGCGCTGCGCCGTGAAGCAATGCGGCTCCTGCCGGAGATCGCACGCCACGAGATGCACAACGACGACCGCGACGTGCAGACCCTTGCAATCGTGGTCAGGGACGAAGCCGGGCAGCCCATCTACACGGCCAACCTGAGCTATGCGGGGATTTGGCTGCGGTCCTAAGCGGGCGGGGCAGCGGATGCGCATCGCGCCGCTATGAACGTCCGCTGTTCCTGCGAGAACTGCCTTCTGCGTGGGCCATGGTGATCGACCGCTTGGGGCCGTGAGCGGTCCCCGCGGCTGTGGCCGCTCCTATGCATTCGCCGTCCGAAAGCAGACAGGCAGAAAACCACCCGGAGCCGTTATTCCGATCCTGACCCAAGTCAGCCGCGCCGACGGCCGTCGACATTTCTTTAAAGCTGCCATTTCCTGTCGGTCCGGTAACTTCGGCTCAAGGTCCAAAGCTGGCGTTTAGCGCGCCTCATCGTTCAGCACCTCGCGTAGGCATTCCAAGACGCGTTCGCGGCCAGAGCTCGTTTTGATCTCAGAGTAAAGCCGTAGACACTCTCGTGTACCAAAGTCCCCATCAAGCGGTGAGTCATGGTCGAAGAAGCGCTCCACCGGCACATCAAGGGTCTCCGCGATCAAGCGGAGACTGGGGATCGCGGGGTCACCATTTTCGTCCATACGTTGTTTCCTGCCGTCGCACCGGGCGTCGAAAATGTCTGATACCGTACCGATAGCAATTTATAGCGGAGTAAGGAGTTTTACTCCACCCCAGGTATGGCCTACATTCCAAATATACCCGAACAAGTAGACGACGATGATCTTCATGACCGATGCTTCCGGTTCGCTCTACCATCTGAGTCCCGAATGGACGAAGTTGACCGGGCAGGAACTCGTTGACGCAGCTGGGCTGGGATGGCTGTCTTGCCTTCATCGAGACGATCAGGAGATCGTGAAGGGCTTATACGCTCAAGCCGCCGCCTCTGTGAGCGAGTTTAGCGTCCGATTCAGGCTGCACTTCGCTAATGGTAGTACGCGATGGATTGGTGCTGGAGGTGTGCCGTCATTCGGCCCGCCTGATCATACCTTCATCGGTTATCTCGGTTCGATGATCGAACTTGCGCCCAAATCCTCGGACACGATGCGTGCTTACGGTAGCATAGGGCGGTATCTGCCGCCGCCAACACACTCAGCAACGATGTCAGAAGATAATCTTGATCAGATTGCAGATCATTTGATCATTGCGCACTCCTTGATGGAGTTAGACGGCGGCAAGCCAGCACTACCCGCTTTGCGCCAGGCAATGTTTGAGGTCGGACGCGCACTGGCGCGTAAGATCCAGCCGAAGTCAAAACCCAACTAGTACAATTGACTAGACTTTAGCTATGGGTCGCGAGTGGGCCAAAACGAACTGCCTGCTTCTTGCAATTGGCGTCTGCGATCGCCATCAGCTGGTCATCCGACATTTTCGGCGGGGGCAGCGATTGCAATCACCTGCACCATATCGGCGGCCGGCAGCGGATGCCACTTTGCCGCCAATTCGTTCTCTTCGCGCAACACCGCTCCTCGTGACTTGTCTCTCCTACCAACGTCGATATGCCAGACTGTCGCCCTTCGGAGGGGCTGCACAGCGTCTTGAGCAGGCATGGCGACCACGTCCGCTTCCGTGCATTGCTACCTCAAAGCGGACCAGCAGAAATCCACCCTTAGCAGCCGTCTGACAGGTTAACCCGATCGCGTTTGAGCCCTACCATGGTCGACGACATCCGGATCCGCTTCGGCGGTGATACGGGCGGCATCCGCACCGCAGCCGATCAGGCCAAGGGCGCGGTTCAGAGCTTCGCGACCACGACTCGCGGCCAGAACGCGGCGGCGCGCCAGAGCTACGACGTGCTGAAGGCGGCCATCGACGAGGCCAACGCCTCGCTGCGGCAGATCCAGACCAGCACCGCGAACACGAGCGCGGTGGCGTCCCAGGCCCGCGCCGTCGCGGTGCTCACCGCGGCCTATCGCGGCCTGCGCGCCGCCGACGAGGCCGCCTCCGATGCGACCGGCCGGAGCTACGCGGCCGCCGGAACCGCGATCTCGGCGACTGCAACGGCGGCCCGGTCCGGCGCCGCCGCGCTCGCGGAATACGCATTCAACGCGCTCGCCGGCGCGCGCGCCCTCGATGTCACCGCGCTCTCGACCCAAGGGCTGACCGGCGCGATCGAACGGCAGCGCAGCGCGTTCCAGGAATGGCGGCGCGGGTCGCAGATCTACGGCTCCGGCCTGCTGGAGGTGGAGGGCCGCGCCATCGCGGTCGCCGGCAACATGGACCGGCTCCAGGCCGCCGCGCAGGCCCGCGGCTTCGAGAACGCGACTCGGATACTCCAGTCCTTCACCCTGGAGCTGACCAAGGTCCCGGGCATGACCGACCAGGGGGCGGCGTCGATCGAGACCATGCTCGCCTCCGTCCCGAACTATACGGGGGCGGCCAACGCCTCGATCGTCTCGCTGATCGCCATGATGGCGTCGTCCGAGGACGAGGCGAAGCAGATGGCGTCCTCGCTGACCGCGGCTCTGCGCGACCCGGCCGCGGCCGGCAGCGGCTATCTCGCGGCGCTCGGCGGCGTCTCGCGCGAGCTGCGCACGCAGTTCGACCTTGCCCGGCAGAGTGGCAACGCCAACCAGATGCAGGCCGCGCTCCTGTCAGCCCTCGTGGAGCGGGCCCGGGCCTACGGCAACGAGATGACCCGGGCGCTGCAGGAACAACTCCAGAGCTTCCGGGTATTGGGTCCGCTGGCTGGGCTGTTCGCGTCGCGCCTGCGCGGACAGGTGGACGAGGCCAACCGGGTCACCGACGCGCTCGAAAAGCAGCTGGCGACCATCGAGCGCCGGAACGCCGCCCTCGCCCGCACGCCGCTCGACGCGGGGCAACTCGCCGACGCCACCGCCGGGCTCCTCGGCGGCACCGCCCAGGCCGGGATCGATCAGGCGACGGGCCGGATCGACCTGCTGCGTCAGCGCCTCCAGGGTGCGACCGGCGACGCCGCCGCGCTGATCCGGCAGTTCGAGGGCTTCAGCAACGCGGCCTATCGCGACAGCGACGGCCGCTTCCGCGTCGGGTTCGGGTCGGACACCACGACCGGTGCCGACGGTCGCGTCTCGCCGGTCACCGCCGACACGGTCACGACGCGCGAGGATGCCGAGCGCGACCTCGCGCGCCGCGTGGTCGAGTTCCAGGCCGGGGCCGCCGCGCAGGTGGGCGCGGCGTGGCAGGGCCTGTCCGACCGGGCGAAGGCCTCCCTCACCTCGGTGGCCTACAATTACGGCTCGCTGCCCGCCGACGTGGCGGCTGCCGGCCGCAGCGGCAACGAGGGCGCCATCGCCGACGCGATCCGAGCCCGGTCGGGCAATAACGGCGGGGTCAATGCCGGCCGACGGAACCAAGAGGCCGACAACATCACCGGTGGCGCCCCGGCCGAGGCCCTGCGCCAGCAGCTCGACCTGCGCCAGCAGCTGCAGGACCGCCAGGCCGGCGGCAACGCCCTCGACCGCGAGGCACTGGCGACGGCGCAGGCCAACGCGGCGGGCAAGCGCGATGAGGTCGCAGCGCAGGAACGCGCCAACGACGCCCTGCGCCACCAGCTCGACGCGACCGCCGATCTCTCGGCGCGCACGGCGCTCCAGACCCGGCTCGCGCAGGGCGAGGCCGCCCTCGCCGAGAAGCGCGTCGCGCTCACCCGGTCGGAAGCGAGCCTGCAGACCGCCGAGATGGAGACCGGCTCGCGCGAGCGGCTGCGGATCCTCAACGACGCGCTTACCGTCGAGCAGGGGCTGCACGCCCGCGGTACGGCCGCCTGGAACCAGCTGGAGGCGCAGAAGGTCGCCAACACCCGGGCGGTCGAGCAGGCCGAGGCGCAGGAGCGGGCCACCGCCGAGGACACGGCCTACCAGAACGCCAAGCGTGTCCTGGAGGATCGCATGCGCGACATCCGCCAAGAGGCGCAGGAGCGCGGCCTCACCTTCGCGGAACGCCGCGCCGAGACCAGCGGCGTGCTGGCGCAGATCGAGGATCTGGAGCGCGACCATCAGCGCAAGCTCACCGAGATCTGGGGTCAGGGGACGAGCCAGTACCGGCAGGCCATGGCCCAGCTCGACCGGCTCTCGGCCGAATCGGCGTCCCGCCGGGCCCAGGCCGAGCGCGAGATGCAGAAGGCGGAATATCAGGACACCAAGCGCACCTACGAGCAGATCGGCTCGACGCTGACCGGCAACGTCTTCAGCGTGATCCAGGGACAGACCACGATCGCGCAGGCCGCGCGGGCAACGGCCCTCTCGATCGTCCAGAGCTACGTCCAGGCCCGGGTCAAGCTCATCGCCGACTGGCTCGCCGGCGTCTCGGCGCATCAGGCCGGCGAGGCGGCCAAGACTGCCGCGACCACCGCGGGCGTGGCGGTCCGGACCGGCGCCGAGGAGACCGGCGCGGCCGCCTCCTTCGCCACGCAGGCCGGCGCGATGGTCAAGTCGATCATGGCCTCGGCAGCCGAGACCTTCGCGGGCATCTTCGGCTTCCTCTCGCCCCTGCTGGGACCCGCCGCGGTCGGCCCGGCCGCCGCCGGCGAGGCGACGGTGGCCGCCGCCGCCGCGGCGATCCCGTCCTTCGCGGTCGGCGCGTGGTCGCTGCCCACCGACATGATCGCGCAGGTCCACCAGGGCGAGATGATCGTGCCGGCCGGCCCTGCCGGTGCGCTCCGCGCCGCGATGGGAGGCAGCCCGTCCCCAAGCTTGGCGCTGAACCACACCACGCAGATCAACGTCTCGGCGGTCGACGGCGCCTCGGTGGCGGACTTCTTCCAGAACCACTCGCGGCCGCTGATGCGGGCGATCAATCAGGCGGTCCGGCAGGGCGCGCATCTCGGCCTGTCGCGGATCGGGCCGGGCTGAGCGGTGATCGACTACATCACCGGCTTCAACCTGCTGCCCTCGACTGGGGAGTTCGGCTACGACACCCTGCCCTATCAGGCCTCGAAAGCGCCGCCCTCGGCGGCGACCCGAACCTTCGTGCCGATCAACACTTATGCCGGGCCGGGCTCCGGGCGCACGGATTGCAGTCGGGCTCTCGACGCCCTGGCCGCCCAGGTTCCGGGCTGCACCACCGTCAACCTGCTGGTGGCGTGGTTCGGCTCCTCGCTCGATGCGAACGTCTGCAAGATCTACCCGTCGACCATCTACATCGACGGCTCGTTCCAGCGCCTCGACGGGACGAAGCCCGTCGAGGAGAACTGGCAGGTCTCGGGCCTGACCCAGCTCTCGCGGGACGCCTCGGGCGCCTCGATCCTGATCCCGATCACCTATATCGACGGGCACGCGGTCTACGGCGGCACGCCGTCGGACCAGAGCGTGGTGCGCTGCCTGCGCGACCTGAAGGCCCGCGGCTACCGGGTGGTGTTCTACCCGTTCATCCTGATGGACTGCCCCGGCTTTCCCTGGCGCGGACGCATTACGGTTCGGCAGGACAGGAACGCGGCCGCCGCAGCGACCGTGACCCGCTTCCTCGGGCCGGCGAAGCCGGCGCACTTCACCCGCGATTCCACGAACCTCACGGTCGGCTATGCCGGGCCGGCCACGGACTACACGTTCCGCCGGATGATCCTGCACTACGCCAACCTGTGCGTGCTCGCCGGCGGCGTCGACCTGTTCCTGCTGGGCTCCGAGCTGCGCGGGCTGGAATCGATCCGCGGGCCGGGCTGGACCAGGGCCGGCGCGACCGGCGCGGACGGCACCGTCACCTGGGATTATCCGTTCGTCGACGGGCTGGGGCAGCTCGCCGACGACGTGCGCGGGATCTTCGACGCCGCCGGCCTGATCCGGGACGGATCCGGGCTGCACAACCTCGTCGCCTATGCCCCGGACTGGTCGGTGTGGATGGGCGTGCAGCATCCGGGCGAGGCCGGGCAGTGGCCGCATCTCGACCAGCTCTACGGGCGGGCGAGCATCGACCTCGTCGCCTTCGACAACTACCTGCCGCTGTCGGACTGGACCACCGCCGGCGGCGGCCTCGACGCGGCGAACTGGACCGCGCCCGCCCCCGACCGGACCGCCTGGCCGCCCAGCCCCGAGACCATGGGCGGGCTCGGGCTCTCCGGCGAGCCGACGCTCTACGCGATGCCCTACCTCAAGCGGAACATCGAGGGCGGCGAGAAGTACGACTGGTTCTACTACGACTCGGACAATCTCGGGATCGGCCTCGATCCCCTGGGCTCGGATCAGCAGGTCTCCCGGCCGACCGGCGACCGCCTGACCCAGACCCGCAGCCGGTACTATCCGGGCCAGGAGATCCTGGCGAACAAGCAGCTGCGCTGGTGGTGGAAAAACCCGCACCGGGCGGTCTACGACACCGGCGACGGCCGGGGCTACGTGCCGCGCGGGGCCCTTACCGGGTGGGTGCCGCAGTCGAAGTCGATCGCCTTCGTCGAGTATGGCTTCGCCTCGATCGACCGCTCCACCAACCAGCCGAACGTGTTCTACGACCCGAAGAGCACGGAGAGCTTCACCGCCTATTGGTCGGTGTGGGACAGCGCCGACGGGGCGACCTATCGGCCCAAGCGCGACGACACGCTCTGCGCCATGGCGCTGCGGGCGCTCTACGAATACTGGTACCGCGACGGCAACAACGAGACCTCGGCCGCCGGCCTGCCGATGCTTCAGACCGCGTTCTTCGCGGCTTGGAACTGGGACGCGCGGCCGTTCCCGACCTTCCCGCTGCGCTCCGATGTCTGGGGCGACACGCTCAACTGGCCGGCCGGCCTGTGGATCGGCGGCAAGGGGCCGGCGCTGCCGCCGCCGGCGCGCGACGCCTCGCCCGAGCCGGGGTCGTACCCGACCTTCCCGGTCCTGTCCGGCCTGGCCTGGTCGGTGCGCTACGCGCCCGTGTTCCGCACCGGCGCGGCCCAGCACGTCTCCGGCCGGGAAGCCCGGGTGGCCCGGGCCCGCGCCCCGCTGTGGGAGATCGAGCTCGCCTACGATGTCCTCACTGCTGGGGGATTCGCCGCGCGCGGGCTGGCCGGGGATTTTGAGCGCCTGGCCGGCTTCCACGGCTCGGTCGCCGGCCGGGATCTCCCGTTCCGCGTCGCCGTGCCGGCCGAACTCGGCACCGGATCGAGCCTGCTCTGCCGATTCGCCGACGACGACCTGGATCTGGAGCAATTCATGGCGCTGCTGTTCGCCACGCAATCCTTCCGGCTCACGGGCGTGCGCGGATGACCGACACCCCGCCCGCCTTCCCGGCGCTGCCGGGCCAGGGCTGGTCGGTGCACAAGCGTCCGACCTTCGCGACGCGGCTCGCCCCGCACGTCTCGGGCCGTGAGGTGCGCGCGAGCCTCTACGCGGCGCCCCTGTGGGAATTCGAGGTGACCTTCGACGGGCTGGCCTCCGGCTCGGCCTTCTCGGGCCTCGGGGTGAATTCGCTCCAGGCGCTGATCGGCCTGTTCCTGCGCTGCCAGGGCCGCTTCGGGACGTTCCTGTACACTGATCCGACCGACAACACGGTCGCGAACGGCGCGATCGGGGTCGGCGACGGGACCACCCTCGCCTTCCCGGCCCTGCGCACGCTCGGCGGCTTTTCCGAGCCGGTCGGCTGGGTGACGGCTTTGCGCGCCGTCTCCATCAACGGCGCGGCCGCCGGCGGCTGGAGCCTCACCGCGCCGAACCGGATCACGTTCGCCGGTGCGCCGGCGGCAGGCACGGTGATCGGCGCGGATTTCAGCTTCGCCTACCTCTGTCGGTTCGTCGATGACGTGCAGGATTTCGAGAATGTCATGGCCGGGCTGTGGAAGGCGGAAGCGGTGAAGTTCCGGAGCGTGCGCACGTGAGGACCGCCGATTCCACTCTGGCCGCCTACCTCGCCAACCTGCGGGCCAAGGCCGACAAGCCGCTGCTGATGGCCGATTGCTACACCTTCACGCTGCTGTCCGGCCTGATCCTGACCTATACCGACGCCGACGTGCCGGTGGCGCTGAACGGCTACACCTACCTCGCCGATACCGTGCTGGTGGACGGGCTGCGCTACCGCTGCACCACCGGCCTCGACGTGGATCAGCAGCGGATCACGGTCTCGGCCCGGCCGACCGACACGGTGGGCGGCGTGCCCTTCCTCGTGGCCCTGCGCGAGGGCGTGTTCGACGGCTGCACGATCCGGCGGGACAGGGCCTTCTTCACCGACTGGAGCGCCCCGCCGATCGGCGGCGTCACCCTGTTCACAGGCCGGCTGTCGAGCGTCGACCAGGTCGGGCGCACCAGCGCGACCCTGACGGTGGCGAGCGAGCTGACGCTGCTGGACATCGATCTGCCCCGCAACGTCTGGCAGCCGACCTGCAACCATACCCTGTACGATACCGGATGCCGGCTCGTGCGGCAGGCCTATGCCTCGGCCGGGACCGCCGGCGCTGGCGCGACCACGACGTTCATCCCGTGGACGGGGGCGAGCGACGCGCTCACGCAGGGCACGGTGACCTTCACATCGGGCGGCAACAACGGGGTCTCGGCCACGATCAAGATGGCGGATACGAGCGGCTTGACCCTCGCCTACCCGCTGCCCACGCTCCCGACAGCAGGCGACGCCTTCACGGCCTATCTCGGCTGCGACCACACCCTGTCGACCTGCCGGTCCAAGTTCGCCAACGAGGCCAACTTCCGCGGCTTCCCGTTCGTGCCTACACCCGAGGCCGCGTTCTAGTTAAGAAGATCAGATGTTTGATATCAAACGGGAATTTCCGCTAACGACCCATTGCAGAAGGTCGGAAGGTCCGCTCCCAGGCGCGTGAAGAAGTAGGGCTGTACGACTGGGCCGGATGGAAGGCGCTCGTGCCGCGATTGGTACCGGAAACGGAAAAACTATCGAGATCGGTGCTGGCGAAGAGTTGAAGGCCGCCGTCACCCATAAGGATTGATAGCTCCGCCGAGCCGTGCGACGGCGGTCCATGTCCGCTACCCCCACACGCTGCATCGCCCTGACAAAGGAGCTGGAGGCCTACATCCGGGCCCAGGTCGCCTCAGGCCGCTACACCAGCGCCAGCGAGGTCGTCCGCTCGGCTCTGCGCCTACAGATCGACCGCGAGGGCGCGATACTCAGCGCTCCGCCTGTGGGTGGGCGGTCAGCGACCGAGCGCGGTTCGGTCTGAAGCGTCATGTCCGCCATCGCTGATATCGTCCGTGATCCGGTCCGGCTCGCCGCGCTCGACGCCCACAACATCCTCGACACAGTGCCCGAGGAGGGCTTCGACGACATCGTGCAACTGGCCGCCCAGCTGTGCCAGACCCCGGTGGCGCTGGTCAGCCTCGTGGCGGCCGACCGTCAATGGTTCAAGGCCAATGTCGGGTTTCCCCATTGCGAGACCGATCTCGACAGCTCGGTCTGCGCCTACGCGCTGGCCGAGCCGGACCTGCTCGTCATCCCGGATCTCACGGCCGACCGGCGCACCCAGGCGAACCCGCTCGTCATCGGCGATCCGTACATCCAGTTCTATGCCGGCGCGCCGCTGCGCACTGCCAAGGGGCAGGTCATCGGCAGCCTGTGCGTCATCGACACGAAGCCCCGCCCGGGCGGCCTGACGGAGCCTCAGGCCAGCAACCTGAAGGCGCTCGCCCGGCAGGTGATGAGCCAGCTCGACCTCAAGCGGTCGGTCAGCGAGCGCGACGCACTGCTGGCCGAGCAGGCAGTGGTTCAGCGCACCCGCGAGACGCTCCACCGCACACAGACCGCGATCTCGGAAGCCGGGGGCGATCTCGACGCCATCCTGAAGATCCTCATCGACGGCGCCATGGAAGCCGTGTCCGAGGCTGACGGCGCCGCCGTCGAGCTCGTCGACGGCAAAGAGCTCGAATACCGAGCCGTCGCTGGCACCCTCAAAGCCTTCCAGGGCCGTCGCGTGCCGTTGGAGGGCAGCCTGTCAGGGGCCTGCTTCCAGTCCCGCAAGCCGTTGCTGGTGCCCGACGTGCAGGTCGACATGCGCGTCAATCAGCTCAGAGCCGAGCGAATGAAGCTGCGCTCGTGCGTGACCGTGCCGGTGTTCCGCGGGCGCAAGAGCATCGGTGTACTGAAACTACAATCGAGCCGACCGGACGCCTTCACGGAGCGGCACCTGCAGGTCGCCCGTCTGTTTGCCGGTGCGGCCTCGGCCGGACTGATCGAAGCCCGTGAGGCTGCCGCTCAACGCGCGGTGCAGGCGAGCGAGAGCCGCTACCGGGCGGTGTTCGAGAGCGCCACCGACTACGCCATCGTCGTGATCGACCTCGACGGGCATGTGACCAACTGGAACGAGGGAGCGACGCGCATCCTCGGCTGGACCCCTGAGGACGTCTGCGGCAAGCCTGCCGACGTGTTTTTCACGCCCGAGGACCGAGCTGCAGACATCCCCGCGCAGGAGATGCACAGCGCCCTGACCGAGGGTCGTGGGGTCGACGAGCGCTGGCATCTGCGCAAGGGCGGTGAGCGGTTCTGGGCCAGCGGCGAGATGATGGCCGTGCGCGATGAGACCGGCGCCGCCATCGGTTTCGTCAAAATCCTGCGCGATCGCACCGAGCAGCACTTAGCGGGAAGAGCGCTCGCGGAAGCCGAGGCGCGCCTACGTCAGGCGCAGGCGGCGGGCGGTGTCGGCCTGTTCACCATCGACTTGACCGACAACGTCCTCACACCGACCCCGGAGTTCTGCCGCCTCTACGGCTTGCCCGAGCGGGCAAGCTACCCGGCGACAGCGTTCGAGGGACTGATCATCCCCGAGGACGCGCACCTCATCTCGACGGCGGAGACCCGGCGAGAGGGCGAGCCGCCCCGGGATGTCGAGTATCGTATCCGCCGTCCGGATACCGACGAGCTTCGCTGGATCGCCCGCAAGGGTGAGATCGAACGCGACCCCGCCGGGCATCCGGTGCGGTTCTCGGGCATAGCTCGTGACGTCACCGAGCAGCGGCAGGCGATCGACGCCCTGGCGCGCAGCGACGAGCGGTTCAGGACGATCCTGGACACGGTCGAGGCGGCGTTCGCCATCGTCCAGGTCAAATTCAACGCCGATGATCAGCCGGTGGACTACCGCTTCGTCGAGGCCAATCCCGCCTTCGAGCGAGAAGCCGGTGTCAATCTGCGCGGGAAGTGGGTCACGGAGTTCGCCCCGGACCTTGAGCGCTTCTGGTTCGAGACCTACGGGCGGGTCGCCAAGACCAGAGAGCCGGCCAATTTCGAGAACTATGCCGAGGCGTTTGGGCGCTGGTTCGAGGTCCGGGCCGTCCCGGTCGGCGATCCGGTCGAACGGCAGATCGCAATCTTCTTCAACGACATCACCGGCCGGCGTTTGGCCGAGGAGCGCTTGCGCGCCAGCGAGGCGCTCGCGCGTGAGAACGCGGAGCGCGTCCAGCTCGCTCTCGCAGCCGGGGCGATCATCGGCACTTGGCACTGGGATCTGCCGACCGACCGCTTCACCATCGACGAGGCATTCGCCTGTGCCTTTGGCCTCGACCCAGCGCTCGGTCGAGACGGTATCCCGCTCGCCCAGATCGTCGCGACCGTTCACCCCGACGACCAGGCGGGATTGGCCGAGGCGATCAAGGAGGCGATCGCGCGGGGCGGCGCCTATGCTCACCAGTACCGCACCCGGCGCGCGGACGGGAAGTACTACTGGCTGGAGGCGAATGGCCGGGTCGATCATGGGCTGGACGGGACGCCGCTTAGCTTCCCCGGCGTCCTCCTCGACGTCGAGGCACGGCGTGCCGTGGAGGCCGAGCGCGACCGTGCAGCCGCGGATCTTCGCGCCCTCAACGAGACGCTGGAGCAGCACGTCGCCGAACGCACGGCGGAGCTCATGAAGGCCGAGGAGCTGCTCCGCCAGTCGCAGAAGATGGAGGCGGTCGGCCAGCTCACGGGCGGTCTGGCGCACGACTTCAACAACCTGCTCGCCGGCATCTCGGGTTCGCTGGAATTGATGCAGACCCGGATGAGCCAGGGGCGGCTGAACGACCTCGACCGCTACATGACCGTGGCCCAGGGCGCGGCCAAGCGCGCCGCCGCACTCACCCACCGCCTGCTCGCCTTCTCGCGCCGCCAGACGCTCGACCCCAAGCCCACCAACGTCAACCGCCTGGTGGTGGAGATGGAGGAGCTGATCCGACGCACCATCGGACCCCAGATCGCGCTGGAGGTGGTTGGTGCCGCGGGGCTATGGCCCACGCTGATCGACCCGGGCCAGCTCGAGAACGCGCTGCTGAACCTGTGCATCAATGCTCGCGACGCGATGCCCGACGGCGGTCGCATCACCATCGAGACCGCCAACAGGTGGTTGGATCGACTGGCCGCAATCAAGCACGAGATCCCGGAAGGGCAGTACCTGTCGCTGAGCGTGACCGACACCGGCACCGGTATGCCGCCTGAGGTGATCGCCAAGGTGTTCGAGCCGTTCTTCACGACCAAGCCGCTGGGCGAGGGCACGGGGCTCGGCCTGTCGATGATCTACGGCTTCGCCCGCCAGTCGGGCGGCCAGGTACGGATCTACTCGGAGGTCGGCATGGGGACGACCGTATCCCTGTATCTGCCGCGGCACCACGGAGAGACCGACGAGGATGACGCTGTGGGCATGCTCGCGGAAGTGGCGCGTGCCAAAGACGGCGAGACGGTACTCATCGTCGACGACGAGCCATCTGTTCGCATGCTGGTGACGGAGGTCCTGGAGGATCTCGGCTACACGGCGATCGAAGCGGCCGATAGCGTCGCCGGGCTGAAGGTCTTGCAGTCGGACGTGCGTATCGACCTGCTCGTCACCGACGTCGGTCTGCCGGGCGGCATGAACGGGCGACAGATGGCGGATGCCGGCCGCGAGCGGCGGTCCGACCTCAAAGTGCTGTTCATCACCGGCTACGCGGAGAACGCGTTTCTCGGCAACGGGCACCTGGAGCCCGGTATGCAGGTGCTGACCAAGCCGTTCGCGATGGAAGCGCTCGCCTCGCGGATCAAGGATCTCATCCACTCACCGTGAGCACACCAAGGGTCGTAGGCGGAACGTCCGCTTCCCGCTGAAAGACCAAAGTCCGTTCCCCACCCGCTGCGGACTTTCCGGGTAGTTTCCAAGCGTCTGATTTGAACCACTAAACGGGTCTGATCTCCCGTCGAGCAGGTCTCGGCGCCCTTGGACGTACCGTTGGATACCCCGCATTTAGAGGGCCTGCCATGCTTTCAGAAGCTGAAGGCCGCTCGGCTCTCATCCGTGAGGCCCGGCGCTGGATCGGCACGCCCTACCATCCCGGTGCCGATCTTCGCGGCGCCGGGGTCGATTGCGGCATGCTCATCGTGCGCGTGTTCGTCGACGCCGGCCTCGTGCCGCCCTTCGATCCGCGGCCCTACCCTCAGGACTGGCACCTGCATCGCGACGACGAGCGCTATCTCGGCTTCGTGTTCGACCGGGCGGCCGAGGTCGCCCGGCCCGAGCCCGGCGACGTGATCGTGTTCCGCTATGGGCGCGCCTACGCGCACGGGGGCATCGTGACCGCGGCCGAGCCCCTAACCCTCGTGCACGCCTTCTCGCCCGCTCAGGCCGTAATCGAGGAGCCGCTCGCCCGCAATTCCGTGCTCGCCGAGCCGGGCCGAAACCCGCGCTTCTTCAGCCTGTGGGCAGCGCGCGCGGCCGCCGGGGCTTATCCGGCATGAGCCTGTTCGGCGGCAAGAAGCGCACCGTCCGGCCGGACTATACCGGCCTGCAGGTCCAGACCTCGTCGAGCGCGCTGCCGATCCCAATCGTCTACGGGACGAACCGCATCGCCCCCAACGTCATCTGGTCCGACGGATTCCAGACGCATGCCCAGCGCAAGAAGCATGCGGGCGGCAAGGGCGGCGGTGGGCGCAGCGTCACCGGCTACACCTACTCGACCTGGATCATGTTCGGGCTGGCCGAGGGGCCGATCCAGGGCATCGGCGAGGTGTTCAACGGCCAGTCCGTCACCCCTTTCCCGACGAACTTCCTCAGCCTGATCTCCGGCGCGACCCCACAGCAGCCGTGGGCGCCGGCGATGGCCCGGTATCCGGCCGCGGCTCTGCCCTACAACGGCACCGCCTATCTGGCCTCGCCCTACTTCGATCTGGGGTCCAGCGCGACGATCGCCTCGATCGCCTTCGAGGTCGTCGGACGGCTCGCCGGCACCGCGGGCCCGCTCGGGCAGGACGCCGACCCGGCCGCCATGATCTCGGATTTCCTGACCAACGCGCAGTACGGCGTCGGATTCCCGGCCGCCGCGCTGAGCGGCGCGGCCCTGTTCGGCGCCTCGGGGGATGCCTCCTACCAGACCTATTGCGCGGCGCTCGGCCTCGGGCTGAGCCCGGCGCTGACCGACGCCGAGACCGCCAACGCGATCCTGTCGCGCTGGCTGAAGCTGACGAACAGCGCGGCGGTGTGGTCGGGCGCGCTCCTGAAGATCGTCCCCTACGGTGATCAGGCCGTCACCGGCACCACGCCCTCGGGCGCGACCGTGACCTACGTGCCCACCATCACGCCGGTCTACGATCTCACCGACGACGACTTCCTGTTCGCCGACGGCGAGGATCCGGTCCGGATCGCGCGCAGCGATCCCTACGGCCTGCCCAACGTCCAGCGCGTCGAGTGCTCTGATCGGAGCCACGGCTACAGCTCGACGACGGTCGAGGCTCGCGACCAGGGTGCGATCGAGCGCTACGGCCTGAAGGTCGGCGGCACCATCACGGCCCGCGAGATCTGTGCGCTCTCGACCGGCCGGCTCGTCGCGCAGCTCGCCCTGCAGCGCACCCTCTACATCCGCAACACGTTCGCGTTCCGCCTCTCCTGGGAGTTCTGCCTCCTGGAGCCGATGGACATCGTCACCCTGACCGACGCGGGGCTCGGCCTCGCCCGGGCACCGGTGCGGATCACGGCGATCGAGGAGGATGAGGACGGGCTCCTCACCGTCACGGCGGAGGAGTTCCCGCGCGGGACAGCGACGGCGCCGGCCTATTCCGTGGTCGGCGCCACCGGGACCGGCATCGACCGCGGCAAGGCCCCCGCCGCGGTCAACGCGCCGCTGATCTTCGAACCGCCCGCCGCGCTGACCGCGGGCGTCCCGCAGGTCTGGGTCGCCGCATCCGGCGCCAACGCCGACCCGTTCTGGGGCGGGGCGAACGTCTGGGTCTCGCGCGACGGCGCCACCTTCGTCGAGGTCGGCACGATCACCGACACCGCCCGCCAGGGCGTGCTGAGTGCGGATCTGCCGGCGCCGGCCGGTGCGAACCCCGACCGCGGCAACACGCTGTGGGTCGATCTCGCCCGGTCCGGCGGAACCCTCGCCTCGGGCACGGAGGCCGACGCACGCAACGCCGTGACCCTGGCGCTGGTCGGCCAGGAGCTCGTGTCCTACGCCACCGCGACGCTCACCGGATCCCACGCCTACGGCCTGACCTACCTGGAGCGCGGGCTCTACGGCTCGCCGGCCGGTGCCCATCCGGCTGGGATGCCCTTCACCCGGCTCGACGAGGCCGTGTTCCGCTACAGCGTCCCGGCGGCCTATATCGGCGCGACGCTCACCGTAAAGCTGCAATCGTTCAACATCTTCGGCGGCGCGGTCCAAGACCTTGCGACCTGCGCGGCCTACACCGTGACGCCGATCGGATCGGGCCGGTTTGGTCCGCTGGCCGAGGCGCTGGCGCTCGGCAGCAGCACGGATCTCGGACGGGCCTCGCAGGCCGCCGCGCGCGAGGACGATTTCGGCCTCGCCTCCGATCCCTATCCCAACTTCCTCGATCTGGGGCTCGCCTCCGCATGAGCGTGCGCACGCAGTGGCTGCGGGACGCGTGGTCGTTCCTCGCGACCTTCGTCGGCAAGCCGGGCGAATTCGTCGTGGACACCACGAACTGGCGCCTGGTGGTGCATGACGGCTCGACCCCGGGTGGCCATCCGACCGTCTCGGCGACCGATCTGAAGGCCGGTGTGCCAATGCTCGGGATCAACACCGAGGCCGATGCGTCCAACCGGCTCGCGGTGAAATCCGAGGCCGCGCTCCTCTCTTGGGACGACGCCAAGCCCGGCCCGGGCGACATGCGGGTGTCCGTGAACAAGAAGGCCGCCGGCAACGACGCCGCCTTCCTGTTCCAGACCGGCTATTCCACCCGGGCCCTGTTCGGGACGCTCGCCAGCGACGACTTCGCCCTGAAGGTCTCGCCGGACGGATCGACCTTCTTCACGCCGCTCGTCGTGTCGGCCGCCACCGGGCGAATGACCCTCGGCCGCATCGATGCCACCCTGGAGGTCAGCGCCAACACCGGGGCCCTGCCCGATCCGCCCGCGCAATCGGTCCTGCGCCTGTCGGGCGCCGACGGCTCGCGGGCCGTCCTGGCTCTCGATAGCTACGGAGCCGCCGAGGGCGGCAGCCTCACCTTCAGGGCGGCGGGCGGCACCGCCGCCGCGCCGGCGGCGCTCAAGGCGGGCGCGCTGATCGGCCAAGTCTCGGCCGTGGGACGCGGCGCCAAGTCCTTCAGCGCGGCCGCCCGGGCTTGGCTGTCGTTCCTGACCGCCGAGACCTGGACGGATAGCGCGCAGGGCACCCGCGCCGTCATCGCGGCGACCCCCTTGGGCGCCACGGCCGCGGTGGATGTCCTTTCCGTGGAGGCGAACGGCGCCGTCGGCTTGGTGCCGCTACCCGCCGACCCGAAGGGCGGCGCGGCGGGACAGATCTACGTCAGCGGCTCGGACACGGCGATCAAGTGGCACGACGGCACCGGTTGGAAGCGCCTCACCAACTTCGCCAAGTCAGTCGCCTTCACCAACTTCGACAACTATGTCGGCGCCGACGCCTGGACCAGGGTCCAGTTCAACAACGCCGACAGCAACGACAAGGGCGCCTTCATCGCGTCCAAGAATCGCTTCGTCGCCCCCGAGGCCGGGCTCTACGGCTTCAACGTCTCGCTGACCTACAAGCGGAACGGGACGAGCGCCCCGGCCGCGTTCGAGGCGCAGCTCTACAGGAACGGGACGGCCGCCGGGCGTGGACGCGCCGCAGCCACCGGTACGCTGGTCGACGGCATCACGGCGGTCGACCTCGCCTCGGCCCTGAAGCTAGCGGCGAACGATTACGTCGAGGTCTACGTCCGGTTCACGGGCGCCGACGGCTACGTGGCCGCCGCCGATTCTTTCTTCGGCGCCCAGCAGATGGCGTGACAGCGCGCGGGCCGCCGCCCTGTCCTGCCATCACATTCACCGGGTTCTGCGAGCCGCGCCGCGGGGCGTGAGCGCGAACACGCACGCCCCCTCTCTTTGTCATCGTGGAGACAGCCATGACCGCACCGATCGTGCGGGCGATCTTCTTCGCCCATGTCCGCGCTTCCGGCCTGTGCGGGCCGAGCCTGTCGCAAGTCGAGGTCGACGGGCTCACCGGGATTCTCGACGCCTGGGAACGGCTGGGCTGGCCCCCCGATTTGCGTCACGTCGCCTACACCCTGGCGACCGCCTGGCACGAATGCCGGCTGAACCTGGCGCTGCGCGAGGACGGCCACGGGCGCGGGCATCAATACGGCGTGCCGATCAACGGGCGCGCCTATTACGGCCGCGGCGCTGGTCAGCTCACCTGGCTCGACAATTATCGGACGTTCGGCCGGCTGCTCGGCCTCGACCTCGTCGGCAACCCGGACCTGGCGCTCGTGCCGGAGACGAGCGCGGCCATCCTGATCATCGGCGCGCGCGATGGGCTGTTCCGCCACGGCCGCACGCTCGCCCGGTTCTTCAACGCGCAGACCGACGATCCGGTGGGCGCGCGGGACATCATCAACGGCGACATGGCGAAGAACGGCACGCTGATCGCCGGCTACCACCGGATCTTCCTGGCCTGTCTGACCGCCGCGGTGTCGCCCGAAGCACCGGTGCCATCGGCCGCCACCCCGAGCCCGGCGCCGAAACCCTGGTGGCCGCGCCTGCGCGACGCGATCCGCCACAACATGCACAAGGGGATCTGACCATGGGTTTTCTCGCGCTCCTCCCAGCGCTGCTCGGCGCTGTCGGCCCGATCCTCCAGAAGGTGCTGCCCGACGAGGGACAGCGGCTCCAGGTTCAGCTGGGGCTGCAGAAGGCGCTGATCGATCAGCAGGGCGATCTCAGCCGGGCCATGGCCGAGGTGATGAAGGCCGATGCCGGCTCCGAGAGCCCGCTGGCCCGCAACGCCCGGCCGATCACCGTGATTTGGGCGCTGGCGATGATCACCTGGGTCGGCGTGGTCTCGCCGATGATCGGCCTTCAGGTCGAGGTGGTGGCCGCGCTCAAGGGCGTGCCGGCCGAGCTGTGGTCGCTCCTGACGGTGGGGATCGGCGCCTACATGTTGGCCCGCTCGGTGGACAAGGCCGTCCCGCACATGATCGGGCCGAAGGGGTGAGCCCCGGCTCTGCGGGAGCTGGCCGATGAAGGGCGATACGCCACCCCGAGCGGGCGCGACGCGGGCGAGCCGCAGCGAGCGGAGGAAAGGGGCC